CAGCATTCGCTTTGCTCATTTGAATAACATCTTTCGGATTGTATCCAGCATTCGCTTTGCTCGTCTGAATTACATCTTCAAGATTATATTCACTATTTATTTTTTGGAGTTCTTCTCTGGCTTTTCTTGTTTCCTCTTCCAATGCAATTATTTTGGCTTGTGCCTCAATTTGTGCTCCAACTTGAGACATTTTTTTTCCAAATATTTGTGTATCGGTTGGTACAGCGTCTATTTTTTGTAAATTTTGTTTGACAATTTCCACCAATTCGGTCGTTATTTTATTTATAGCATTAGTTGTTTTTTCCAATTCGTGATGCGCAGGAGAATTAATAACGCCTTTTATTTTTTCAGCAAAAACCAATTGTGTGGTTGCAATATTAATATAATGTGCACACGCTAGTAACTGTTCAATTTTTGTTTCGCCTTTGATTACAGAATTTACAGTCGTTATCAATAATTGTATAGTTGTTACAACATATTTACCCGCAGATATTAATCCATTTATCCAAGCAGGATCAGGATGATACACCGTTTTGTTTTTGTACGAATCATTCATATCTCTTTGAATACGTTCTTTTTGTGCAGCAACTGTTGCGTTTAATAAATCCAATGATGATCTTGATAATGATTGCGTTAAATTAACAATATATGTCGAATTAATGGGACTAGTAAAAAAGTTACCAAAATCTATCGGTCCATACAATTCACTAACCAAATTTTGAATAATTTTGGAATTTTCCGAAAATTCACGATGTACTAAATCACTTAAATCGGTTTCATATGGAGAGTGCTGGGAATGTTGAGAGTGCTGGGAATGTTGAGAGTGCTGGGAATGTTGAGAGTGCTGGGAATGTTGAGAATGAGCAGTATTCATTTTTTGTGAAGCAAATAATTTAGTAATATCAGATACAACATCACTAGATGCGCAACTTCTTTCCGATGATGTTTGATTTGGCGTAGGTATATCAGCAAAATTAGGCATTTGTGGTTCGAATATGTTATATTTTGCATCGATTGTATCATTAAATGCAGGCCGATAATTATTTCGATCGGGCATTATTGGAGCTGATCTAGTATCCCGTAATGAATAACTTCTTGCTAAATTATGGTCCATCCTTCCGGAATATTTTGTTGGTAACCTAATATCATCATCAGAAAATGGATCAAAACTAATCAAAGAAGACTTACCTTCATATTTTGGTATGTCCTCAACAGAAGATGAGGTAGAACTATTTTTTTCAGTTTCATTATCGGATAAAAAATCTGTTTCGATATCATTATCGAGGTCAATGATATCTTCTGACTTATTATGATTACCGTATCCATTCGCGTATATTTCATCAGTGTAAATAATTTTTTTACTAGGATCTCGTAAACATTCTTGAATATCATTAATCCATTCCCGTTTTTGCTCAAGATTTTTTCCAAATAATATAATTCTTCTTTCCTTTCTTTTTTTAATCGTGCCTTTTTCCGGAACCAATAATCGAAATTCATAATCGGAACTATCATTAAGTGTTACTAATTTAATTTTATTACGCAGGTGAATATATATTTTTAATTGAAATTTTCCATTTTTAATTTTTTTGGTTAATAATAAGCAATCCGTAAAAAGAAAAAAGTATCTTGTTTTCTTTGATTTGGTATTTGGAGAAAAATAACCTAAATCCCCATGTCTAACCAAGTATCTCGTACCAACCAACAGGTTTTTTGGTTTAGGTTTGAGCATATTGTAAACCATTTTGATATCATTTGCCGGATTTTTTGTGCCCCGATAATTCATTATTATATGGTTATTTTATAACAACGATAAAATTGTGTATTATTAGCCACCAAATAAAATAGTCTGTCGTGCTATTATTTTTTCAATTTTTTATAAATTATAATATATTGTTATTAATGAATTATAATATATTGTTATTAATCAATTATGATCGTAATTGATAACTAATATCAATTTGTTTTTTTCCCGGTTTTACTATCATTATCCATTCCAAAAAACCCATTTTTCGTTTTGATTTTGGTTCGGCTTCTAATAGGGTCGCATTACCAATAAAATCTTTTAAAATTACTTCCTGATCATTTTCTGTATTGTTAACAATATTACCAGTTATTTTTATTTTGGTAATAGTATATTTATTTTTATCATTTATAGAATCACTGTTACCATTTTCAAAAATAGTATTACTATCTGTTTTGTTGACATATGCTCTAATTCTTGATGTTCGTCCAACGATTATTTCAAGTGGTGTATTTTTGGGTGTTCGTTGTATTTGTACCGATCCAAGAGATAAAGTTGTATCAAGAACAGATGAACGTGCAAATATTTTTAGATTTCCCGATGGAAGCTCTTGATCAATATCCGGTATCCGATATCCGTAACTAAATTCAATAAATTTTTTATCTTTGAAGTCATAACTGTTGGAAAGATCAACGATATATATTTTGGAAGAATTAATTTTATATTCAAATAATGGAAATAAATATTTTTCCCCCATAATTGTCATGCTGTTTTTTATAGGGAATGTTAACATTTCGGAAAATGGTATTTGTTTGACATCGCTATTATTTTTTGCTGTAGATGCTGGCATTAATGATTGTGTTTCGTAAATACGTCGTGGAGAAGAATCATCTGTTTTGATATTAGCTGCAACTAACACAACTTTTTCTGAAAAAATACTATTACATGTATTATTAGTAATTAATGCCATAAAATATAATGTTCCATTTTGCGATTCTTCTAAATTTTCGGAATCCAAATATAAATGATATACTGGTGTCCACATAATACTATTTACCATATATTGTAAAATTCCTTGTTCCTTGGCAACAAATAAGGGTCGTTTATGTCTGGTATTAGGTACAATCGCATGTGTCCATTTTTTGAAGTATATTAATTCATTTTTGTTATTGATAAGCGAAATTATTTTTGGTTCAATCGAATTAATTTCTCCAGTGATACTATTTCCATTCGTATCAATTACTGTTATTGTATCATTGCATAATATTTTACCATCAATCATATTATTATTGGTCATAACAGTTGCGTCCGATATTGTTCCATCTTGTTTAAAAAATGTCACTGAATCCTCAATAGTGCCCAATAATAATTCCTGATCCTTATCATTAATATTATTAATAACAAGAGTTTTTTGTTGATAAATTATTAGTTTATTTATTTTTATTAGTTTTTGCGAATCGGTTTTTTTTTCACCACCGCTAGTTTGTTTAAGTAACATGTATTTATTTTTATATTTTAAATATTTGTTTTTGTTGTCCATCATTATATTTATTTAGTAATAAAATTATTATTATTTATTCGTATCTATCTAGATATGAATGAATAATACTGACAAGCGTTTTTTAACCAGCCTTAACAAACTGCTTTCTAACCAGCATCAAAAAGTTTCCCAACTGGTTTTTACCAGTACCATCACCATTGTCGCCCCAATAATTGTCATTAGTGGTGTGTTCAACCAATGTTTTATCACCAGTTTGCAACAATAATTTTTGCAAGTCAGTATGTTGGGTGAATTTCGCTATTAATGCATCCAGCATAACAGTATCTTTGTAACCGTTGTGCCAATCGTTTCTTTTCAGATGATTATTTTTTCTGGCCAACTGGAAAGCTTCTCTGGGTGATTGTGCAGTTCGTATTTGTTCGGCAATCAGTGGTTGATGCGGTAAAAATCCCTGTGATTGGAAATAATGTTCAGTGGTAGGATATCTAACTCCACCAATCGTAATAGATGCCGCATAAAAATTGGTCATCCAGTAACCAGGCTTGTCATTTTCGTAAAAACAAAAAGTCGTTTGCGGATTGTACAATGGTCTACCAGTACGCAGATTTGTACAATTTGTTTCATGACTGGTTTGTGTTGGCACTGATGTTATGCAGGATTCTCTATTACACCCTGAACCGTGGAATGGTCCTCCAGTTATTGCACCAGAATGATGATTATAACAGGTACGACAGCAAAAGTCCACACCTGGAGACGGTTTGTAGGAACACTTGGTATTTGCACATTTGGTAGCTACTGTGACACTACATTGTGCCTGTTTTTGTGCGCATCCGGAACCATGGACTGGACTTTTTCCAGCCCAGTGATTATTACAACAATGCAAACAACAATAATCATAACCAGTGGTTTCAAATCCGCACTGTGGATGAGCACATTTTTTCTGTTGTGCTCCTTGCGGGACTATGCTTTTTTGTTGGCATCCAGAATCATGGGCTGGGTTTTTTCCGGCCAAGTGGTTCTGTCTACAAACCAAGCAACAATATTTGTAACCGGTAGTAGTATGTCTACATTGGGGATGAGCGCATTTGTAATGGGTAGTGTTCATTTTTAGTGAATCGATACAATGACAATGGTTGTGTTTTTTCGATGAATTCGAATAATCTGGATAGCAAATTCTATGGAACAAACAGTGACTCAAAATTTCAATTTTTTGGGGCAGCTCATTCAACAATATTTTGTCATACATGTCGAGCCAATATCACCTTTGTTCAAATTGTCAAGTTGTTGTACTATTTCATCATTGAGCTGAACAGAATCATAGGCGATATTCGACATAATATTTTCTACACGATTCGACGAAACAGCCGAGTAATACCAATAATTTATAAAATTGATTATTTTTTTTTCAAATTTTTTTATCTCGCACTTGAAGTTCCTTAATAAAATTAGTATTTGGTGATATTATTGGTCTAATTGCCAATAATTTTGAGTAAGCTTTATCAAATGACATTTTTTCGTATTTCATTAAATAATAAATAATAATAGAGGCGGAACGAGATTTACCATGCACACAATGTACATATACACATTTATTATTTACCAAATAGTGATTTATTAAATCAACTACCGGATCCAAAAATTCATCAATACTAGCGTCAGTTCCATCATCTATTGGAAAATTTTTAACAATATAATTTGGATTTGGTTTGTGTGTTATTTCCAGACAGCAGTTAATGATAACATCAATATTTTTTTCAGTAAATTCTTCTGTGGCAAATCTAATATGTTTAACAGATCCAAGATACAATTTAGGATTAATTTGCGATATAGCAGGAATATTCATTTTATATTTTTTTTGTATATATTAATAAAATAATTTTGAACGTTTTTTCATATTTGACAAATAGGACACCACGTGGTTCTCCTATGTCGAAAACCCAAATATTTTGTTTCAGTTTTATGGCCAAGTGGACAATATTTTTTATGATAAATTTGTAAAATTGGTTGGCGAGGTTTATTTTCTAGTTTATCCAAATAAGATTTGTACAATAATTGAATAACATTTTTCAGTTCGGTCACTAAACAATTTAATTGATCAAATTGAATATTCGATACCTTTGTTATTGGTAGTATGCGACACCTATACAAAGCTTCTTGTTGCAAAATATTACCCACACCCGGAAAATATTTTTGGTTAAGAAGAAAATCGACCATGATATCATTATGGTGCAATTTGATACCCGATTCCAAATATGGCATATATTTATTTAAATTAAATGCTTTATTGGAAACATCATATTGCATCATTATTATGCTATCGTTAATTGCTTGTTTTGATGAACAGATATTCGAATTTTCGGATGTGTAATTCGATTTGATTTCATCAATAGTGCACTTTGGATCCAATAATTTAATTTGCGATAAATACCATGATAAAGTATTACCATCGCTTAATTCCAAAACTAAAAATGGTTTTAATTTGGGATTGAATGGTTTTTCATTAAGAAGGATTTTTCCATACATGAGCATATGTGTACGAATAACATATGATGGTGATGTTTTTTTAATAATATATGTATAAATATATTTTCCAGCAAACCACCATTTTCTAATTGTATATCCTACCATATCGACACCTATTTTTTTGTATGTAGGTCCACTTGCTGCTATAATTTTTTTATTTTTTGTGAAATTAATTTTTTCATATATAATGCGTATTCTGGGTGCTTCCACCATATTATATCATTAATATTATATTATGATATGGAATTTATTAATTCTAGGCAATAAAAATTAGTTTTGTTCAATAAATTTATCATAAAAATAGCGAAGCATAAAATAGGTAGTAATCGCACCATAAATATCCATAAAATAATGACTATATATAACAATAATAATAAAAATTTGGAAGAAAATAAAAAAGATAGCATATGATTTGGCAAAAATATTTTTAAATGAAAGTATTTTCATTCCAACTGTGATTGCCATAAAGGTATGTCCCGCACCTTTAAAAAATATGTAAATGCATGCATTTTACATACTTTTTATAAGTGAGTTTGGGGTTTTTAACCCCAAATTTTTCATATTTATATGAAAAAGCCTCGTAAAAATACATGCATATGCATATATTTTTAGAGAGCCGAAAAAAAGAAATCATTTTCTACATCGTATGTAACCAGCGCAGAAGGAAAACCAGGATCAAACCATATCATATCAGCCGGAATTGGTAACCGATTAATAAATTGACAAAATTGTCGTAAAGATAATCCCAAAAAAAGAATTAAAATAGTTTTTAAATCATTTCCCAATAAATAATCAATCGCAATATATGCAGTAGTAATATCTATCAAAGCTGATGATAAAATAAAAGCATATTTTGTAACATTGGGATTATTAAATAGGAATCTGTTAATATTGGTAACAATTTTTGAACAATGCATTTTATCAACAATATTATTTTTTGTGCTGACATCGGATGATAACATGGCTTGACTTGTGCACCATAAATAATAAATTACCACTAACAAGATAATTCGACGATACATTTGGGGGAAGGGAAATGAATATTTTTCGTTAAAAGAGGCGTAGATCTTTATTTGATGGTATAGATACCTGCGTATTTTTAAACATAAAAATATCAATTTTTATTTATAAATCGGACCAAAAAATAAATAATTCGTTGATTGTAATAAAATCAATTCCTTTCTATGTATATATATATATACATATAAATGAGTGTTGCATTTTTTTTGGAATCTAAAAATGAGTATGCTGAACATTTAGTGGATACATTATCGCCGTATATCTACGAGGGTCTAACATCAATTTATAAAGAAGCAGTTCGCTTAGCAAAAGAAATTAATCGCGAGGGAAATACATTGATGATTTTTCAAAAATTATTACAATCGATAGGTAATTGGAGTCAACTGCGAATTGTAGAAGAAACAAATCGTATTAAACAATTGAGTAATACCGCTGATTATATGGATGATCTAATCAAAGCGGTTATTAAATCTAATATTATTTTGTTGACATATTCGAATAATATCAGCAATGTTATTGGACAAAGTTTCTATAATTCGTTAACCACAAGTACATTTATTCATAGATGTTATACAGAATGTGGAAAGGATGCGCATAATAATCCATATTTATTTTTCCATGATGTTGAACCAATGGAATACAAACGAAACCAAATAATTATTCAACAACATATTCAAGCCGGTATAACACGTGCTGTTAGAAAAATTTTACCAATTTCAATGATTCTAAAGGAATATTTAATTAATTCTATCAATATTATTCATGAGCCGCAAAAAATAGAATTGGTTGGAGGTAATAATGTATTAGAAAATATGTATCCATTACCCGCGAATATTTTCCCAAAAGACGTAGTTTCCGAAACAAAAAACGTATCAGAAAAACTGGATTCTAAATTAGAAAAGGAAGTTATGGATATTATTAAATCAGAAAGTACAAGATCCGATAAACAAAAAATACAAGCCATTATGAATATGGATAAATATTTAACAAGTTTAAATCCAAAAATTCCAGCTGAATTAGAACTGAGCAATAAAAATTCGTCCAAAAAAACATCCAGTTCGAAAATGAAATCAGAAATAATAATCGCACCAAATTTAGCGGAAAAAGAAGAAAACGATAAATCTTCGGATTTTGAAAATAATAGACTCGGAGAATTTGATAAAAAAATTATTAATATGAATTTTGATGATGAACCAACAATTCTAGCGGCTACACATAAAAGTATATCCGGTACTACAATTTCCGCTAGACCAATGCCTGGAAGAGCTGGACCCAAAATGAATATAGAAACATCTGAAAGAATAGATCCAACAAAAGTAAGCCTAATAGAAGATTATGGATCACAAATAGGTGGAAGCCGTACTAAATCAAAAAATAGACGATGATCATATCATTTTTTTTTAAAATATTTTTTGGTTTACTAAAATATTGGTTTGATAAAATATTTTATCAAACCAATATATATGATATAAAAATGTATACTAGTATCTATCAGAACTCCTATATAATTTTATTAATTACTTTTGTTATGCTTTCAGTAATTTGTTACCTTCTACAAATTGGATATACCACGGAAATTAAAGATGGTAAAATTATCAAAAAATTTAGTTGGAAATATCCATTAGCCATATCCCTAATTGTTTGGATTATTTGGCATTTTTTATTATTTCCGTCCAAAGAAGAAACGGTTACGGACCAACCATCTAATATGATTAATTATAATATGCAAAATACATCGTCCTCATCCAAAGAACTATTTGCTAAAACAAATAGACTTGTATCACAAAAAATTAATATGGCAAACTGGAACTAATACATTGCTGACCCATACGATTGGACATTTGATAAATCTTGTGGTTGTCTTTGCAATTCTAGATCATTCATTTTTCGGCTAATTCCAAAATCCTGTTCTGTTAACAAATCATTCTGTATTGATGCCATAGTATTTTTTGGATTGCTAGCCAATTTTTCTGAATAATTAACATTTTGCCCACGATTAACCAATTTCATGTACATATCTTTGGAAATACAAGGGCATCCAACACCATTTTTTCCATTTGCACATGTATAATTTGTACGAATATATTGGTCATCCTTTGAGGCTAATGCCATTTTTTGTTGAATTTCTTTTGCGGTAAGACCATCTAATGATATGGGCCATTGGCTTCCACAACAACTTGGGTGACATTCTATAGTATCAATATTTTCCTCTAACTGGGATGACATATCCGAAATTGTTGGATAATTATCCAAATCATAAATACTTTCATGTGATGAATTGGCAAACGATTCTGAAAGATTAAATGGTTGATATGTTTTTTTATTTGACATGAATAAAAAGATTATTATTAAAATAACTACAATTATTAAAATAATATTTATCGTTTGGTTTTGAAACATATTGTTATATATATATTTCATAAAGAAATTATTATTCAACGCGATATAGTTATTATGCGTATTGAATTTTGTATTCGTAATATAAATTTTATCACTTGGAGATCTTTCGATTATTTTTTTATAATATTCCATTTATTGTCTAAATCAAAAATTAATCTGATTCAATGTACGGTAAATTTATTTGCCGTAAACACCATTCATTATTTTTCTTTTCTCTTGGATAAAATTCAATAAAGAGATTTGATGTTTCAATAAAACGGTTGTACATTTTAATCCAGGTAAAATCTGACCCGACAAATTTATGAAACGTATTCGGATCGGATATTTTTGTTATAATTGGTTTAAATTTTTTAATAGCCATTTTTTCTAGTTTGAGAATAAATTTTTTTAAAAAATAAAACAATTCCAAATTAATTTCATATTTTTTTTGGTAGTATATTGGCCTAATAACATATGCACCTTCGGGTGCAATTATTAATGATGCTTGCGCCAAACCTTCGTCATGATATTTAATAAAATTGAGAACATCGTTGGCACTCGGGAATTCATAAATAATGCCATCCGAAATCCTGCCAGCATATGTTTTTGTATTGGGATGAGTGTGGAATAAATATTCGTGTTTTGCTAAAATTTTACTATTAATTGGTAAAAAAATATTTTCATCCGTGTCATCTGTGCGATCGGTTTCTGCAGAAACTATAATATTATCAACCAGTCTATTTTTGATGGATATTACTCCCGAATGTTCAGAATAAATAAATTTTTCTTTATTATTAATTCGATTAAGGGTAAGATATCTGGGATGACTTCCTTGTTGCATTAGCGCATCAATAATTAATAATTTATTATAATGTAATGGAATATATGTGAATAATTTGATTTGATGTTCTTTTAATTCAATCGGTGGATTAATAATATTATTATTAAAAATGCTGGTATTTAGAATAACCATAACAAAATATTCCGATGGATACGATTTGTGCAATTCTATTTTATGTTTAATATTACTAGACCAAATAATATTTCCCAATTTATAAAATTTTTTGGTAACACATTGTATACAATCTTTTTTTATATTTATACTATCTTCAGAAGATAGTAGTACTATATTTGTGCCACCAATATTTTTTGGATAAATTTTTTGACTTAATCTTTGAATTTGCATCAATTTATCCATAAAAAATGGATAGTATGACATTGTTGTTTTATTACATTTTTCATAATATATCGGTTCTTTCGCGTATTTTTCCATTTGTTATTAATTAGTGATATATTATAATATGTCATTAATTAATAATGTATTAATTTGGATTGCTTAAATGATCATTTTTACATAATATTATTAGTTTCGTTATAAACAATAATAAAGATATCTAATAATAATTATTATTATTATCATGGATACAAATATAATGTATAACCAACAATCATTGGATGATTCAAACGAAAATGATGGTTATGATTCCAATGATGAAATTGGTATTGAAATTACAGATTATAAAAATGGAAATCTGTGTACTCATATTTATACGGTTCCTTTTAAGCCAACACATTGTAATGAAAAAAGACTAATTTGCTTTTCCACTATTAATAATGAATTATGTAATTATGGATCAAATTGTACATATGCGCATTCTTTGGAAGAACAAAAGATTGATGAGGATAAAAAATTTGTTTGCCAAGTAATATTGGATAAAAATTTAATGAAATTTTTTTCAATGACCAATCCTAAAACTGATGAAATTTATAAACATTTACTTTTTGTAACACATCTTTGCGAAAATTGTACCAATAAAAAATGCACCGGTGGTTATAATTGCCGTAATGGTATTAATAACGCTTCTTTGAAATTATGCAAAAATGATTTATTAACAGGAGAATGTTTAAATAAAATAATTGATATACCAGTTGACCAAAAAATATTAAATAAATTTTTGGGAGATAATTTCGAATCATGCGATATTTACAGAGGTTGTATCAATGGACATCATTTGACACAAAGAAATTTAATACCATATTACAAATACATACACCAAAAAGAAAATAGTAAAAAAAATAAATATCAATCCGTTAGATACATCGATATTGATCCATACAATCGTATATTCCGAGATAAATACGAGAATTCATACACTAAATATGACGATAATATTGATAATAAACAGTATAATTCCGATTCTTCTAGTGATGAAGAAATCAATAATTGGTTTTTGAAGAAAGGAAATGACGATGATAATGAATGGTAATTCAAATAACCTGCCTGTTCAAGGACAAAGTAATTTAAATTATTATGTAATAATAATTCAAAAAATAAGGTAATTTAAATTATTAATTATTTAATAATTTAAATAATTATCCATTCCAAAAAAAAACAAGATAATTTATTCATCTACACCCAATAATTCTCTTAACATGGTACGTTGTTTTCCTGTTAAATTATTTTTTGATTTTTTGATTTTATCAATTTTAATTATTGATTCTATTTCTTTTAATTTTAGTTTATAAGGTTTCATTAATTCTGCTAATTTTTCAAAATCTTTTTTCTCTAATAATGTTTTGAGAATAGAAGAAATATATAAAAAATCGTAAATGGATACCTTTTTAAGGAATTGATGTTCTTGTGCTTTTTTGATAACCTTATTATTAATTTTTTTGATAGATGTTTTGTTATAATCCTGTGTGTATTTGTATTTTTCTACACAACATAATTTTCCAGGAGTTCTATTAATATAATAGGATGGCATAACGCAAGAATAAAATCCGTGCACTGGTTGTAAACTCCAACATTGGTTTGAATAAATTAATCCATCCACTTTGTCGGATTCGGATATTGATTTACTAATATCATACATCATATTAATTTGGTCATCCACTGACATTCTGGGATATTGTTGTCTAATATTTAATGGATAATTTTCGTGTACCATTAACGGTATAGTAGCGCGTTCTTCACCATATAGCATAAGAGCACTATCCATATTAGTATATCCATTTAATAACATACGTGTCGCCTCATAAATTCCCGGATCCAAATCTTTTTTCTTTGATGTTTCCCTGTATTGCTCAAATTTATCCATTGTAATATCAGCATCCTCATAAATTAGTTTTAATTCTTCCAGAATATTTATTAAACGTCGTACATCATATTGTGCATGATTAATTAATTCAACATAAATATCCTCTTCATCGGATTTTTTTTTAATTAATTTTAAATTTTCATCTCGACAAACTTTTTTAACAAAATTTTCCATTTCAAAATATTGTGGAGGTCGAATAACAATTTCATTAACTACTTTTCTATTTTCTTTTTTACCATCAGGTGTTGTTGACCTAATAATAAATGTTACCATTTTTCTAAGTTCATTGACAACTTTACTATGTTTTGTATTAGCAATAATAATAATCGGAAATTCTTTGAATTTATTGTTGGTTTTAATGATAGTTTTTATTGCTTCTTTTTCTTTTGGATTTGAAATATTAGAAACATCATCGAACACCAATGCTATTTTTTTGGTAGAATAATCTCCAGTTGATAAAAGTTTTTTATTATTTTTGAGTGTTGTATAATATGTTTTTACTGATCTATTTGGACCGATTATCTCCTTTTCCACTTTTCTTTTTCTTTTAGTTTTTCTAGTCACTGATATATTTGATAAATCTGCTGTTACTTTTTCCAATCCATTTCCCTGGATAACCAAATCAATCATTAATGTTTTACCAATACCATTTGTTCCCGTTATGATTAAATTTGGATTAGTTATTTTGTCTTTATTAATATTTTTTTTGGTAAATTGCTTAACAAATTGATCAATTTTTTGGATTTGTGCTTTATCCCCTAGAACATCAGATAATTGTTGTGGTTTATATTTATCAAGCCAATTTTCCATGTATATATATATATGTTATGAATCTCTTTTTTATGTTTTGTGAACAAATATAATATTTTCAATTTTATTCAAATAAATAATGAATTAAAAAATTGAATAAATTACTATTAAAACAAGTCTTTTAATTATTTTAATATATCATAGCCAATATGAAAACATTCATACCATCGCTCTATCCAGGAAGCAAAACATGTTTTAGGATACTATTGGTGTGTGTTTTTATTTTGTTGGCAAATGCAGATAAATATTATTACAGTAATAATAACAATAATACAAAATTTAATAATATACTAACAATAGATTTTCCAGTGGGCATTTGGATAAATGAGTATACCCAGATTGTTCCTATCAATATAACATATAATGCTGAAATTCGTAATAATTTTAGTGATGTTTACACCGTAACAATACCTTTTGTAATGTGGGGACAAATGTATATTGGTCATTCAGGTGGTACCTACAATGGATTCGATGATCCATACATTAATTTGATTAGTTTTAAATCTCACGGTGAATCGTATATTAATTATACGGTTGAAGTTGATTGTTATAATAGGACATGGTGGACACCAGAAAAAAATAGTGATGATGATGACGACAGTGATATTATCATAATATGTAGTGTTTTGGGTGCGTTTGTGGTACTCGCAATACTAATCTTTGTTTGTATGTTTTATTTTCAATATAAAAAGAATCATAAACGATGTGTTGCGACAACAGAACATCAAACATCAAACATAAATAATAATTGGATACCAAGTGCTCCGATAGCAATCAATCATAGCGAAACTAATCGATTAATACCTCAAGTTTAATAATTCAATTAAAAAATTGAATATATCAATATCATAACAAGTCTTTTAATTATTTAAACATATTAGGTTTATCGTGATTGATACTATGAAACTATTTATGCAGTTTCATTTTCAGATATTATTAATATTTATTTTTAGCATTTCAATAAATGCTGACAAATATTATTACAATAACAATAACAATAATAACAATACGAAATTCAATAATGAACTAACAATAGATTTTCCAGTGGGAGTTTTGGATAATTATACTTTGGGTGTTGCTAGTAACATAACATACAATGCTGAAATTCGCAATAATTTTAGTGATGTTTATACAGTAACAATACCTTCTATAATAAACAAGATGTATATTGGTCATTCCGGTGGTACTTATAATGCACATATGAGTCGATTTCTTCAGTTTATTATGTTTGAATCCTATGGTGAATCATATATTAATTATACAATCGAAATTGATTGTTATAATAAAACATTATGGGCTTCAGAAAAAAATAGTGACGATGACATTGATATTATCATAATAGGTGGCATTATTTTTGGTACATTTGCATTGTTCGGAATACCAGTATATTTAGTGATCTTTTTTTCCAAAAAATGCGAAAAAAAGCACCAATATCAATCAATCACGACAGTATAATTATTCATTAAAAAATATATTAATTAATATATTTTTTAATTATGTACAAAAAATTGCCAATATTAGGATGTGATATCCCTAAATTTAACACAGTTCACGTACAAATGCTTTAAACTGAGGGACAAACTACAAACAAAAATACAATCTTTTTTTGGATTTGCTGTGGCTAGGGATTCCGGTATTCCCGAATGTCTAATTTTACTTGCTTCATTTTTGGGAATCCATTGGTAATTAAAATCTTTATTTTTAACTGATGCAATCATATCCTTGATATTTGTATAATCCAATAAAATAATACCTTTTAGTCCTTTTTCTCTTTCAAATTCTGTAAATATCACTAATTGTTTTTTAAATTCACCGCAATGTAAATCAATAATATAATCATATAATTTATTGTATAATTTTTTTTGTTGGTCAATACTTAAAGACATTTATAAGATGCCTATATATATTATTTACCGGTCCGAACGTAAAATGTATAAAATATAGTTTTTTTTTTGGATTTAAAAAAATATAGGTATAAAGTAGATATAGAATAATGGCTGATAATAAAGGTAGAAGGGAAATTTTTGATGTCTCAGATGATACCCGAAAAACAAAGAGCGCAGATGACGAAAAAATTCGTGCTGAAGTAGATAACTTAGCAAAAAAAGGAACATTGGAACCTTCTGATTTATCAAATTTGTTTAACAAATATGGTGACAATGATGCTATTATAGATGCTATTCTAAAATTGAGGGCAAAAAGATTCAATAAAATTAAAAAGCAGGCCCGAGATATTGCCGAAAAAATTTATCGAAAATATAATGATGGAACAAGACCATTACATGAAATACTTGATAAGATGAAACGTTTTGCAAGCCAAAATAAATGGTCTGATGCAGAATTTGACGAATTCCGAAAAGAATTATCGCATTTACTCACTGGATCAAGAGCTTTGGAAATCGATTATAATCAAAATATTGCCGCAAATAGATCCCGAATTAATAAGGCATTAGGTAATCCCCAAATTTCATTTGAGGCTAGATTCTCTGAACAAGGATTACGCATTAAAGAAACCGAACATGGTGTATTGAGTGAAATTTTAAGCATGTACGAAAAATCATCCTCACTCCACAAATCTGTATTTATGCATAGTTTGATGTATGAAGATTGCTCCCTAGTAGCTATGACCGGTGAATACAAAAGGGAACGCCATATTGCCAGTAATTTTATCCACCCACTTATTGCTTGTCTATATTTGCCAAAATTCGATCTTTTTGAAATTCATACTCTTTATTCCAATTTCGGAAGTATTATTAAAGCGCGAAATGAAAAGAGATCAATTATGACAGAACCTGATTCCCTATTGTTTTATGATATCACTTCAGATCCTAATGATGTTGTTTGTGAAATTAATAGTCCAATTGCTGATTTGAAAAACAGATACAAAGTACAAATTAATTTATGGGAAACTGTACTTAAACTTCGTAACGGTAGCTATTATGAAGCCAGTCCAGTCAGTGAATTTTTGAGCACGCTTAATGCTTGCCGAAACAATTTATATGATAACGCTGATTTAGCATATAACCAGGACGAAGGAGCCATGCTCAGAAGATTTTTATCAGTTTTCTCGTTGAGACCAACCATTATCGCAACAAAGCCGATATCTAGTTTGGCTTCATTTGTTGGTGCACCTTGCCCATACGGTTTTGGATTTGGTGCTGGAGTCGGTGCGGGAGCAGGTCCAGGAGCAAGTGGTTGGAGTGCTAATTTGGGTACCGGTTTAAATACCGGTGCGGGTTTTAATACAGGTGCGGGATTTAGTTCTGGTTTAGGTGGTGTTTTCCCATTCAGTAATCAACCCGTATACACTATTACCAGTATTCCAATGATTACATTGCAAATTCCGCCATTTACTGAAGGTGCCGAACCAAAAGATTTAAGAACCGCTCATTCACAAACAATTTGGATTAATGAAAACAAAACAATTGTACCAAAAGAACAATCAATTATATACAGCAAAGAAGTATTGATTTTCTACGTTAACAGAAGAATACAACGAGTTCAAATCAGGACATACTCTAATCCATTGACCTTCTCACAGCTTCCACTTACTATGTCAAGTTTCGAAAGACTTAATGCCTATCCAATTAATGTACCAGATAGGTTGACTCTTGGAAGAGCAGAAGAATCATATCACCTTAGATCTATTGTTGCAGTAACGGAAACACAAATTAAATATGGAGATAAAAGCACAAATATTATTACCGGACAAACTGGTTTGATCATGACACACAGAAACTTTGAAAAAACAATTTTCGAACCACAATACTATTTATACGATCCATTTGGTGCATCACTGCCAGTCAAAAATCCGGAAGGAGATGGTTACTTTACAAATAAACCAGTTTCTAAAATTTCGCCTGTATTTAGCGCACCTGGTATTGATGGATATCTTCCTAACTACAGTTTCTTTGATCGTGCCAAAACTAATGGTACCATTTTTATTTATGCTAAACCATCTGGATACTCACCAAATGAATTAATCCAGTTATAAACATAAATATTTTCGCACAAAATAATCATCACAAATTATTATTTTGTACAAACATTAATTACCAATTACCAATTACCAATTATATACATATTTTAACGGTCCGTATCAAAAGTTTTTGTCATGCTGGGTAATGTTTTTAATCCTGTTTTGGAAGAATTTTGTGGTCGGTCCATAACCTGCATTGGACCAAATGCTCTTTCTAGATATCCAAAATAAGCTTTTATTTCGGAAACAATATCTGGAACAGTTTCATCAACAACTAAATTATTTAATTCGCTAATTTGATCACGAATATTATTGGGCAAATGTCTGGCACGTTGAATAAAGATAGAGCGCATTATTATTTCTAAATCTGCTTCACTTTGTTTTTCTATCAAATATTCGCCATTGGTTTGTCTGAAAACTTCCATTATAATTTGTTTTTGGACCAGATCCACATTTTTAGGATGAAAAAAAACTTTTGATAAAATTGATTCTTCTTGTACTCCTTTAAGAGCATTTTGGGACATATTGTAATAATCGTCTTTGTGTGCCTGAAACATCATAAATGGGGTTTTCATAATATCATTATTATCTTGTTTGCCGAGCGGCATATTGATACTATTCATTTTACATTTTTTTGCTGCTCCTTTTGGAAGACTCATTTTTAATTATATAATTATGGTTGATAAAAAATTGAATTGAATATATTATAGGACAATTATTATATCTATCCGAATAATAATTAGTCTAACATTTGGTGAGTTATCTCCATGGAATTAATAAAAATTATCACTAGATATGAAAGTGATACTGATAACAGTATTTGTCAAAATAATACTGATCGTGTCTATTTTGTCAGTAAAAAAGATGTTGATAATATGATCACAGCTACATTTCGGCTCCATTATGAACCCGGAATTAATCCACATAATAACAAAAAAGCTGATAAAATAAAAATGCTTAAAATCGAATTACCCACCAAACATTCATATTGGTGGACATCCGCTGATTTAACTGATCAAAACCCAGAACAAAAAGCCGAAATATTTGAATTCGGGTTTGGACCAGAAGATGTACAAATTATTTTTGCGTCTAAAGAAATTGTGAATGAATACGAAAAAATATTGTATCAGGAATCTTTACAGGGATCAAAAAATAATTTTCTCCGATGGGCAACTTCTACTGAAATCAAAAGATTTATGCAAAGGATAAATAAAAAGAATAAAATATATATTTATCCAACATATAAGTATTTGATTTCAAATACAAATTTAACCAATATATTTGACCCAGTCAAATATGTTTATGAATAAATTATTAATTTAAATACTAATTACAATATATTAAAATATAATATAATCATGATAGGATATCCATATTCATACGATGAACTATTATTTAGGTTACATAATGCTAAATCTGCAGATGATTGCTACAAAAAAATTAATCTCCCTCCACTGAAAGTTACAAGAAAAAATCGACTTAGTATTTTTGTTAATTTCAATATATTTTCCGAAAAATTAAACCGTTGTAAAGAACATATAAGTGAATATTTTAAAACAGAAACTGGTCTAAGTAATTCAATTAATGGTCAGGGACAATTACTGATTCAAGGTGCTCTTAATGAAACCAAATGCGAATCCATAATGCGAAATTATATCAGACAATTTGTCATGTGCAGACAATGTAAATGTTTGGATACTATCATGATAAAAGACAATGGTTTAACATTTCTGGAATGTCATCAATGTTACGCAAAAACTAGTATGGGTAAAATTTAATTATCCCCCCTTTTTAAATTTTAATTCATATTATATGATATAAATGGTCGAAACTTTAGCAAAAATTATTATTGGTCAATTTGTTGGTATAGTGGAAAAAAGATCCGAAGAATGCCATATTAAATGGGACAAGTGCGCATTTAAATTGGTTTCGAGACAGTATTTTGATAGATTAGTAATAGAGATTGGATATAAAGAAACTAAATGTGATCCATTGAATGTTTTTCTATCAAATCCTCTAGTAATAATAGATTTTACTGATATCAAAGAAAAAAATCTTGATAATCCGCAATGGATTGCATATTTAGAAAAAAAGGCGTCATTATTATTAACGAAAATAGAAGAGAAAAAAGGAAAACTTTTGCCAGAAAAATGTTGTTCAGGAAAACATGATTGTGCTCCTACCAATAAATGTGATTGCATTTATCGTGAAGAATATTATCTTTGCCGCGATAAAAAACCTGAATGCGACAAACCCTATGACCAATGGGGAAAACCGTGTAAAAAAGAAGAACACAAATGTAAGAATAAACCCGAACCGGATTGCCATAAAAAGAGCCATAAATGCACCGATAAATCAGAATCCAGCTGCCATAAAAAAAAATATTTAAAACCTCATCCAAAAAACAAGTGCAAATGTAACGATTCAAATATAAAACATGATTTAGAATGCGTTAGTAACAAAAAAGACAATAACGATTATGATAAATATGCCGTTTCAGTCTAAAATCGTCTATTATTTTTTTTGATAATATATATTATTACCAAAAAAAAATTGAAATTAGGTATATTAAACGTGTCCATTCAATAATTATGAATATATCCAAAGATGGAAAGTCATAGTCAAAAAAATGTCTATATTGACCGTATAAACATCGGTCCATTGAGAAAAATGGATCTAAACAGCGCCAATGTTTCCAAGGAAAGCGAATGCATAATGTATCCTAATAATTACCGTCTCAATATACATATTGGTGATAAAATGATTGGATATGCAGTTTGGCATCAGCTCGATAAGGAAGATTATCATCAACTTATTTTCAGTAATCCAATGGCATATTGGAGCGGATACTGTTGTGTACCAGAAAAATGGTATTATGAAATTACAGAAGGTATTATTGCTCCCGATAATATGCCCGAAATCACATACACTGACAAGGAAAATAATATAATTGGATGGAATCATAATCATTATTGCGATTTGTATAATCATACCAATTTGATTGGAATAATAAGTGAAATTTGGAATATCTGGTTACTATCTAATGATTATATCAAAAATAAAAACTAGGAGCCTATTTTATTTAAAAAATAAAACCATTTGTTGTAAAAAAATATTGTAAATGTAAGTATGTATATATGTAATATGTGTAATATGTGTAATATTTAAACTATTATTAAAATAGTTCAAATATTGTTGAATTTAAATAAAAATTAATTTATTGACGTAACCAAATATGTCTCCAATAATTCATCTTCTGCCAGGTTAACATCCGGATTGGTATTTTGTTCTATTTTTTCGGACGCGGAATACTGTTTAAGTGTTTCAACTCGGACATCTTTAGTAATAAAATCGGTTGAATTAGGATCATCACGAGTAATAATTTCCACAACACCATCTGCTTTGGGTCCAGTAACTAAACACCATCTAAAAAGTTTCTCTTCGATAACTTCAATTGCCATTTCTCCCGGTTTAAACGAATGTGTAGTTTCTCGAATATTTGGAACTTCAGTATCTTTTCGTAACAGTGTTCCAATTCGATTATTCATTAAAGAACGAAAGTATTTTGCAATCACTTTTCCTAAATCGGTTTCCGGATCCTCCATCATAGTTTCTAATAATTTCATAATTGATTCTGGTGGTCTAAAAACATTATTTTGGGTATGTTCTTTGGTAAATGCATTTGTACTGATAATATTTCGATAATTTTCAAAAACTTTTTTCCTAATACTATCGATCGAATAACGTTTACCAATAATATTATGGGTATAAATTTTATACTCTCGTTTACATCTTTCTATGGTTCGACCAGGAGGTATAATATCTTTGAAATTGGAATCAACTAATACAATATATCCATAATTTGGAATATAATATGGTATACCATCAATTACATATTTCCAATATCCCATTGCTTTTCCATAATTTTGCAAATCCTTAATGTAAATATTATCTTCAATTGTCATATTTCTAATATATATACCATCCAATTGCATTATATGAAGAGCCGATACAATTTGGAAAATTACACCCAACCAAACATGTTCATCATGGTAACCATGGCTTATCATTTTTCTTACAATACCATCTCGTTCATAAATTCTTGAAGCCCATTGGTAAAGATTATGATGTGGTGCTTCTGTCACAAGTATTAATACTGTACCACTATACGCTTGTAATGTTGGATCAATTTCATCTGGTAATTTGGCAATTACTTTTCTAGCAGCATCTGGAAGCGTCATTGGTCTAATAATTTCATCACTTGGTTTGACTGATGAAAACAATGTATGCACATCAACAAATCGTTGATAATCACTAGTTAACATGTCTTTTTGTGTTAAACATTTTTGTTTAAGGGAAAAGAAATCGATTTTTCGGTTGTGTGATAAGAAAAATGCGTACAAAAGCGGAAAGTTTGGTGAACGCTTTTTCTTTAATATATTTTCCCTAACATATTCATAATATGCTAGTTCCCTCCAAGCGTCGTATTCTTTATAAACCAGCTGTCTAAATTTATATGAATAGTATTCAGCGAAAGTCAAAGCATACAAACGAATATTTAATCCAATGGAATTTTTGGAACAGAGTATACTTTGACTGGTTTGGTCAAATTTAATAGGAAAGCATGATCGATATATAAGCAAACCAAATGGCAAACCTTTGTAAGGATTAGAATTAATAGGACTGTAATAATTTGGATTCAATTCCATAAATTTAATAGAACTCATCAAATTATTATGTCCATCAGAATCAATACTAATATCTTCACCATCATTAATTTTAATTAAAATTTGTCTTACAAAATCGTAAGTTTGTAAACGTTCTCCCATTGTGGTCGATGTCATTTTATTATCCTTGCCTGGTAAAATATTTTCATAAATTTTACTCATTTCAACATGTCCACCAGTTGGGCCAGGTAAATTAATATTATAAACTTGTTGCATTGGTATCCTAACGTTTGGACCGTACGATATTGCACTGGTTGGAGCAAATAAATTTTGGAATGAATTAGCCGAAAATTTGGTATTACCTGTCCAATTGCCCCTATCAATTTTATTACCAGCAATTTCAATTTCTGGTATATATTGATTATAGATACCAACGGGTCTAACCGGTTCGGGTTGTGGAGCAAACACTTCTAATTTTAGGCTTGGTTGTAAATTAGCTGGATCGGGTATTCTAATTGATTGTGGTTGCTGGACTGGCATTCCTTTGAATCCTTCTTTGCTACCACGATCCGTTTTTTTATTTGAATAAACTTCTTTTGCGGTATTGGTAATAAACGGTGTACCTGGAGCTGTCCTACCTTTAACAACAGTTGATACTACTTGTGGTGTTTCGCCACCTCGTTGTTTTTGCCGATTATTCATTGCTGAAAAAAAAAAGGATTCCGTTTTCCTCCTCCCATTTGTGGTAATGTTTGTTGTGGTATACTTGGCATTTGTTGTAACGCTTGTGCTGCTGGTGCCATTTGTGGCATTTGTCCATTTTGTTGCATCATGTATGCCAACATATTGGGATCTACTTGATTTTGTGATGGCATTTGTCCAGATGCTGATAAATATCGATAAATTGCATCATTATTTGGTTGCATCATTGGTGTTTGCTGAACGGGATTTTGAATTGGCATTGGAATCTGTTGCGACATATTGGATGGTAGATGACCAGTTGGTGCCTGATTAGGATCATATTGGAATTGTTGTGCCATTTGTTGTGCCATTTGACTATAATTTGTGTTTTGATCACGATTATTGTAATCATTGGTGCTTGCTCCTAACAGACTTCCAATCGAATTTATTCTTGATGGCACTCCATTAATATTTAAATTATTGTTCAAATTATTATTGTTAAAATCGTACGGTATTTGGTTATCAGATTGTCTACCATTATAATTTAATGTATCAGGCATTAACATATTAGTGTTATTAGTGTTATTAGTGCCATTAATACGACGACGTCCCTGGTATGTTTTTAATTTATTTTTGTTTGATTTTTTTGGCTCAAATTGTGTATCCTGTATATTAATAATCCTGGATGGTCGTGTGCGCCTTCTATCCTCTGTATTTTCCTCAGTTTCTTCAATACGATCACTATTAATTCTATCTAAATCACTATTTGTTGCTCCATACCTATCATCACTGTTTGCCCGCGTAATTGATGTTTCCGATCTTTTTTTAGTATCAGATAAATTATCACTATTCGGTCTTGTGATTGATGCTTCCGATCTTTTTTTGATATCGGACAAATTATCGCGATCAGTATCATAACGACTCGAACTATTATTCCTTTTAGTATCGGAAAAATCATTGCGACTTGAAATATTATTTCTTTTGGTGTCGGAAAAATCATTGCGACCTGAAATATTATTTCTTTTGGAGTTTTTATTACTCATATTGTCTATATCATTATTAGAATATTTTTTATTTGGAAAATCCATGGTTTCTCCTTGCGGGATTAATCTGGATTTTCTAAAATCCATGGTTTCCTCTTGCGGGATTAATCTGGATTTTCTAAAATCCATGGTTTCCCCTTGCGGGATTAATCTGGATTTTCTAAAATCCATGGTTTCCTCTTGCGGGATTGACATTTTGTCATTATCAATACTTAATTCAGAATCGTCCGTGTACATATCATTTTCCGTTTCTAAATCATTATCCATACCTGTATCTATATTTTTATAATTAATATCCAAAACAACATTTATTTTTTTAATATTTGGAATATTAATTGATTCGTCTTGTTTTTTAGAAAAAATATTAGTATCAAATGATTCATCATTTTCTGTCTGAATATCACTTGTTAATTCATTCGGTGATTCTTTTGGTGATTCATTGCCAAATCGTGTTTGAATATCCTCTTTTTCTTCAAATAATTTGTCATCTATTAAATTATTTTGTTGAGTGTTTTTGGTGATTCTAGATAGTTCGCTTGTGTTATCATCTGATGGTTCATTTTTGTTATCCTTAGCCAGTTGTTTTGGACTTTCATATAAAAATTCATTTGTGATACCATCGGACGGTTCTTTTGTAATGTCATCAGTCAGTTCATTTGTACCTTCATCTTGGAATTCGTTTATATTTTCATCTAATGGTTCGTTTGTATCTTCACTTGATGATTCATCATTAATATTGTTTGATTCGACAAATGTAGTATTTAATAAAGAATCTTTGCTGGTGAAAGATGTATTATTACGAATATTTTTAATTCGTAGATCAAATTTTTCTTCTTCCGTTAATTTGTCCCATAATTCTTTTGATAAATATAAATCATTGGATCTAATTTTTTGAGGCAAAATAACTTCAAATAAAGAAACCAATTCCGGATATTTTTTAATATCAGTACTGACATTATTCCACATATAATTTAGTAATTGATAAAGATCCGAATATGATGAATCAATTTTTGGTATGGAATTTTCCGGATTTTTGAGGTAGGAATTTTGGATTATTTCCCCAATCTCCGACAAATAAAAATTACTTAATTTTAATTCTGGTAATACCACACCATTATTTTCTTTAAGATAACAATTTATCATTTCCGGAAAAAGTTGGTTGTATCTAAAAGCCGGATAGGATATATTTATTTGATATAATACATCAACAGCTTGATATATAATAGATTTTAGGACTCGCATTTCTAAAGGAAATTCTTTTAAAAATTCATCCAATGTTTTTAAACTGTAGAATCTTTCGGTAATTTCCACAGAATAAAATTTATTTTTTTGGGTGAGGGGAGCTACCTTATTATAAGGTGTCAGATCCGTATTTTCCACATCGACATTGATAATAGGAAGTAATATATTACTGGTACGTTCGTTAATAACAAGTTCGCTCAATAATGTTCTGACAATTTGATTAACATTAATTGGATCAGTCATGTCGTTTATTGTACTATTATCAATATATGGTATAATTCTAATGGTTGACATATATGTTTCCCCTTTTCTTTTAAACCATATTTCTTCAATATTTTTTCCATTTATTTTAATTCCTGTTGAATAGTTTCCGACATACTGTATTCTTGTTTTATCAAAAATAACATCTAAATTATAATCATACAATTTAAAACGTGATAATTTTAGATCAGATGTATCCATAAATTTAATTTTATTTTTACCATTTTTTGCGTAAACAAAATTATAAACACTGGATATCAAATAATCAAGTTGATATACCTCATCAGAATATTTTTCTATTTGATCTGCCATTATATATCAATATATATATAATGGGATATTTTGTTCATAAAATATCTTATATTTTTGTTGCCTAAATATCCAAAAAAATATTTTTAATAATTCTATAATCTAAAAATAACTTAAACAGTACACTAATATTTGTTAATATAAATAATGTGGAAAATAGTTATATCTAGTTTAGTTGCGATTGCTTCTGCTACTGGACTTTATATTGATTACCAAAATAGAAAACTGTTTAAAACAAAATTCATGCAAAAATACGAAATTGGTGATAAAAAAATTTTTGATGGTATATTATCAGCAATACCACGCGATATACCGGATCTTACCGATTTGGAGGATATTATACCAAATAATAGTCCATTATTTCGTGTCGATACTCATAATAAGCACACTATGATTTATTATAATTATAATTACTTTTTCGATATTAATTATGAATATATTGATGATGAATTTTTTACCCAAAATCATGATATGTCTTATTTTCGTAATATCAGAAGGCGCCGATCCCACTATTTGCCCCAAAGACGACTTGAAGTAGTTGATCATTGGAATATCCAAAATAATATAATTTATTGTAATCCATATACTAAATTTAATGGTATTTACGTTAAATTTGATAAAAATAGTATTATACATTACGCAAAAACAATTATAGCCGCAATAAATCGTAAAAAAAAAATTGTTGGTAAATATACGCCAAATAATTCGATGGTTACTATATTTGGTTCTTTAAAAACTTCAGACATTAATCAAAACGATGATATCTATCAGATCGAATTTTTGGGAACGAAAGAAAATGTTTTAAAAGATGTTGCGCAACGATATTATGGTATTTCTGATTCATCAACATTTTTTATGATAATAACATTTTTGATTTCTGCCGGATCTTTGATATTTTTAAAAAAAGATCAATCTTAAATTATTTAATATTGCAATTAATGTATTCTGCATGTGTTTTGCTTATTTGAATAGCATCTTTTAGAATCGATATGTTTCAATTAATGTATTGTTATTAAACAATATATTAATTAGAACCGATACTTTTCAAATAATGGATCCTCCATAATTATTTTATAAGGTGTTGTAAATTCAGTATCAATTTGGATACGACCTTTTTTGTTTACGTGTTTGCTACCATTTCTAAATTTTTCGGGGATAATACGGTGAACAAATTCAACGATTTCAGGTGGAGCGCCGCCTTCATAAAATTGTGGAAAAAATCTTTTACTTATTAAAGTATTGAAAAAATAGTGTAAGTCATAATATTTATTTTCTTTTTTACTAATGTTAATTTTTTTTGTCCAATCCGAGTTAACTTTATTATTTTCGATAATACCTTCAATACAGGCAAAATCAAAATCCCATATTTTTATTTGGAGATTAATGTTCGGAATATAAAATTTGGCATTATCAATTTTATAACAATATCGACGGTTTGGTTGATTATTTTTAATATTGGTTAATTGAACAAGCACATTATTTGCTTTCATATCGTTATGTCGAAACGCAGGATAATCTTGCTGTACCCGTGCAAGTGTAAATAATATTTGGAAAATAATAACTATCCAAACCTTTAGTGTCATCATAGTATGATTTTTTCGGATGTAATCCAATAAATCTCCTCCATTGCACCATTCGCTTATCAGAACAGATACAATATTTTCGAATTCTCCGGCGTAATACCGTTCAATAAATTTTTTGTACATATCATTTTTTTCATCCGATAAATCTATGATATTTTTTGGAACCCTAATAAAGTTGGTGATACTAGTATTAAATGTTCCAATTGGAATAACGAAATGCGGCGTATATTTTTTGGCCACAAAATAGCTTAATAATTTGAGCATCCTTAGTTCAACATTTTCTGGTCTGGATGAATTTTTCATTGCTCCATAATCATCTTTGGGATATGCGCAAACTTTTACAGCGAATGCAACATTTCTATCAATTTTGGAAATAGCTTTAAATGTATGCCCTGTTGTCCCGCTTTTAAGATATCGGAGTTTGACATTCATTGATAAAAATAATTCACGAACATCCATAATTTTTTTGTTAATTCTAGTATTTGTGGCAGATTCTGTATCCAAATTATCAAAATCAATCATTGGCTGTAATTTAACATTACACAAAATACCCCTAACAAATTCTATTCGTTGTTCTGTTGGTTTTTTTTCTTCCTCTGAAAAATCGTTATTTTTACTTGATAATGCCACTAAACTGGACATTAATGCATTTTGGTAAGAATCACTAACATTTTCATCTTCCGAACTGTTATATTCAAATCTATAACGGGTAGGCTGAATATTTTTTTTTTGAATTTTACTCATAATTATATTATAGATAGTAGAGTTATTTTTATAATATTACATTGTTCATTGAGAATAGGTTTTTTAAGAGAGCCATATGGGCATATTAAAAATTATCCAAAAAAAGTTCTTAATTAAAATCTTAATATAATGTATATAGTCAATGGAATTCCGATCAGATTCTGAAAGAATAAAAAATTTATTGGATACTGATGAAATGCCTGATATTGAATTTTCGGAAGATTATTCCATTTCTGCACCCAAAAATAATAATTTTGAAACTGATGCTAACGGACAATTAGGAGGTGCAAATGAAAATTTGAATTATTTAAATGATTACAGTTCTGCACAATATAAATCTAAAAATATTCTTGATTCTTATGAACAAGATTTTTTGAAGATCTATAATAAAGCGCTAGAATATGGTAAACGGATTGCTGGTGTCCAAAGCAGAATGGCGGGAGGTGATGATTCAGCCGATACAAAAACCATGGATAAACCGAAAAGAAAAACGAATTCCACATTACTTTTGTTACTTGCTCTTACCAAAATTATGAAAGAATCAAATAAATATCCGGACATAAAACAAACAAATTTCATGAAAATTTCTAGCACAATTGTTGCCGAAGCCAAAAAGAGATCCGGTTCAGATGTAGTTAATGATGATGTACGACGTATCGCAACTGATATTGCAACAAAAAATGCTGATGAATTTGTTAATCGTTTTAGATCGTCAGTACAGTCTTCTACACCTTCCAATCTTAGAAAACGGTCCAATGAACGTGATATGGAGTTTGATGTTTCGGAAAGAACTATGAGAAATGAAAAATCGCGCCCATGGGCAGATAATGATAAAAATTATCGGAAACAAAATGAATCCAATTTATGGAAAGATACACCGGATTACATGGAGGATGATTTACATGTGTCATATATTGACAATTCTAATAGTAATTCGAGAGAAAAATCGGATTGGAATAAAAAAACAAATCGTAATGATAGAAATGATAGAAATGATAGAAATGACAGATCAAATAAAAATGACGATTCGAGATGGGACAACCTTACAGAAAACATTAAACGCAATGAACGTTCCACACGTAATTCAAATAAATATGGTATGTATTAATTAATTTAATTAAATTATTATTTAACTAAATTAATATTATTAATAGATGCTCGGCGATCCAGATTTTTTTGTGTTCCGGAAATTCGATTTGGGCGAAATTTCTTGCCGTATAATTTTTTTGAATCCTCGTGTGATCTAACATACGCAATATCTATATTCGAAGCTAATGTCATTGATCGATCTTTTTCTTCATGTGTCTTAAAACCACCAATTGTTTTGAGTCTAGTATCAGCTATAATGGACGGCGTACTACCACAATGATAAACACAAATCCTATCTAAACCATTATCATCTTTAAGCAAATCAATCAATAAATATTGTGCCATGATATCTGCTCCCGGTGCATTTCCTACGACGAACATACTATTTGGATTTGATACTGCTTCCATGATTTTGTCACGATAATATTTATTAAAATCTTCTTGTGAGATATCTACATGACCAGAAATAAAATATGTTTGTTGCTCAGATACAATGTTATCCATTATAAGTTAATATAAAATTATTAGTTTATATTGTTTAATAAATCATTTTTTTATTAAATTTTTTTGTTTGTTTATTTTTTTCAAAAATTCTATTTTGCGAATAAATATAGGAAATATGTTCCATTTGATTTTGATTAATACCTGTTTCTGGTGGTTCAAGATATTCTTGAATATTTTTATCCGTTATGATATTAAACTCCTTGTCATCAATAATTTCCAAGACTTGTACCAAATCATTATTATCAAAAATTCGGAATGCTCTGGAAAAACCACCATCTACCCGATAAACTTTTTTATCGCCATTTAGTTCATAACATGTACCATTGATTCCATTTTTATTGGTAAAAAGTTGTGGTGTATGTCCAACAACCATATGTCCAATCCGGTATACTTCAATTGCTTTTTTAATAGAATCAAAACAATAACTACTGTCAAGTGGCACATTTTCTGGTATGGATCCATATATTCTTGTCCAAAATGGGGAATTTTTTCTTTTTTGATCGCCCAAAAATAATTTACTATTTTCTTTATCTGTCCTTTCAGATAATTTATTAAGTAACCATTTTCTAATAATAGCATTAAGATATTTTAATTTGGACTCATTATCTATACCCAAATGGTCTAAACGTTTAGCCAAAACTGGCAAAACACCAGCATGAACAAACATAGTACTACCAACAATTAATACGGATGGTCTGGTACAAGCTAACATTTTTGAAACAGGACCGCCTGGCTCGAAAGCTCTTTTTCTTCCATCAGAACCTTCATATGTTTGTCCTTCATCATTTTTATATTTAAATTGATGAAAATTATCGTGTGATACATAATCAAAAATACCCTGTGCATTCATTAGTTCATGATTTCCTAATAAACTATATACAGCACCACCAACTTTTGAAGCTTTTTGGTCCATTGAATTAAAAAAATCCAAGACTTTCATATCTTCTGCTTGGTCTTCCGGATATTTTTTATCATGACAATCATAGACCCCAGGAATAAATCGGCAACTATCAATTTGATCACCAACTTGAACGACAATTGTATCGGGTGGTTTAGCTACCCAATTTAAATTTTCGTCAATCAATTTTGCTAGTCGAAATGATCTAATAGCTAATTGTAAATCCCCGTGTATATCACCAATTGCGATTACTCTTTTGACTGGTGGTAATATTGTTGGCACAAATTTATTATTTGGACAATCTTTTAAAAAATCTTCCTCGCTAAATAGTGAATTATTTATCTTATATTTAACCTTTCGCGATTTTTTATCATTATTTTCTTGTGACATTATATCATATTGTGATATTTATTTTTGTTAATTCCATGAACATCACATTTATATTCAAGCATCGAAATAAAAATTATGGGGTTGGGGAGCTGTTCTATAATAAGTAGTATTATGACAAATACCAAAATTAGCATTAGCGTAATTAGTATTTGCATAATTACTTGGAATTAATTCGCGACGTACTTTGGATCCTTGAACTCGAATAAAACTATCTTTCTTGAAATTTTCTTTGCCCAATTGGTTTAAATAATACTTGGAAACAAAGTTTCCAGTATAACCTGCTCCTTCAGAGACAAGGTAGTCATTGGATGTAGTTAATAAAGGTGTATCTTTAGTTATAATAAAATTTTCTTTTTTCCCGGACGAAATATTATTATTATTATGTTTTGAACCAACAGGTTTTATTAGCCAAAAAATTACTACTATAATAAAAATAAGAAGTACAATAGCATATAATCGTTTCATCAAATATTATATAAGCAATACAATTAATCGACCGCATTTAATACCTAAAAAATTGATATTTTAAGTGTTTAGCACTTAAAAAAATAATAATCTTATATACTAGTTAGATACCAATGGAGTTTGCCAAATTTTTTGAAACGTTGTTTTCCGGACAGGGATCAAATTATTCTGCTAATATGCAGTTTCCACAACAAATGCCACGACAAACACAAAATGTTAGAAGTATGCCTCCAGTTCGTGTAGAAAAAAAAATGAATCCTTTTATGGAATGTTTACGTGATCGCCAACTTCATCCTAATGATGAATATCATTTCGAGGTTGCTGGTATTAAATGCATGATCAAATCAACTTTCCGTTTCAATTGGGATGGTTGCGTATTCTTGCCAAGTGAAATGGAAGATACCAGATATAGTTTGGCGGAACTAAAACGCACATACAAGGTAGTAAACGGACTAGATTTTTGCACGCGTAATTGTATTGGTTTCACTACTAGTACTTATAACGATTACTGTTTATTGCGAGAAACTATGACCCAAAAATCTGAAACCAATCTTCCATATCGTTCATTTGAATTTGTCAGAGCTCAAACCGAATCATTAGCATTTCAGGTTGCCGAGAGATTAGCATTACAAGTAGCTGAACGTCAAAATATGTATGATTGTTATGAAGACAACAGCCAAGATCTATTGAGTTCGATGATGAATAACATTTTTGATTTATATGAAATGTCACAATCTTCTCAACCATCACAACCTTCTCAACAAAGAATGCCAATGTATAGCGAACAAAGAATGCCAGTACCGATGGATCAGAGAATGCCAGTGTACCAAGATCAAAGAAGATCTACTCCTATGGAGAATACGATGCCCCAATATTTTCAAAGACAATCACAACCTTATTCACAACAAAGATCAGCACCTTCAGTAATCCCACAAAGGGTACCTTCAGTAATCCCACAAAGGGTACCTTCAGTAATCCCACAAAGGGTACCCGCAACCAAACCAGTGGCAGAAACATGTCCATTTGAAATGTTGTTTGGTATTAACATGACAACGCCTACTGGAGGAAATAAGACTACGATGCCGACAGCCAAACCAGTGACAGGAACCTGCCCATTCGAAATGTTATTTAGTAATGCTATGAATGAAATTCCCAAGCATAACATGCCGCTAAGGGGACAAGGTAATATGCCTATGCCAAGTGCTAGACCACCGGTCACGCCAGAAAGACCACCAGTCACACCACAAAAGCCATCACAATCAAATTTTAGTGAAGAAAATTTTCTTCAATCAATCATGGATGCATTAAAATCCGTTGGTTTTGATGATATCAAAGTTATTGACGATTTAATGACAACCGAAACTAATGGTTCGACCAATAATAATCATAAAAAAATGATGTCAGAAGTACTCGATGAGTTGCAAAATTCCAAATATTTCCAAAGAAATTCGATGGATGTTGATGAATATGATGATATGCCGTGTCTTGAGGATGACTCTGAATGTGATGAATCTGATTCATCATCCAGTCCATCAGAATCAGATAGTTCATCCAATTCCGAAACCGAGACTGAGACTGGAACAGATAGTGAAACTGATAGCGAAAATTCCGATATGTCTTCATCCAAAAAGGAAGAACTTGGTTTAGAAGGTGAACTATTGGGTTTGTTATCATTGGAATTTATGTATCCTGGTGCCATAGGTAATTTACTTTCATTGAAATCCGGTGACAAAATTTGTATTTGTGGACAATGTAATAAAGATGATAAATATGATAATACACCGACTTGTGATGTCAATGCATGCAGTGAACAAGTAGCTAATACTTTTCCGGCTATGGAAGAAATTAAAAATACTTTTGATCAAGTTTTACAAGAACTATTAAAAGCCAATGGTGAATCCGCGCAATGCTCCGAGAAAAAAAAGGTAGATTAATTAATTAATTTGAAAAAAATATATATGATCATATATTATTTTTTGTTTAGCAATTAAACAAAAAATAATCAAATGTATCATTAAAAATTGATTTGTATAATTGTTTTTATTTAAAAAAATACAAATGATATAAATAATAATGTCAAAAACCCAAAAAATTATTAAAAAAAATGACCCAGATAAAAAAATAACAAGATTTGGATATATTATTAATAAAAAATCATTGGATGATAAAACACTGAATGAAACCAAAGATGATCTAACGGTTAAACCATTTGTAATGGGTTCATTTAATAAATTTTCCAAAAAGGATAATAGTTTTCCTATTTATCTAGAAAATGGGGATTATATGGCCGTTCCAAAATACTATGGCTTTGAAAAATTTGGTCAACCAGAAATTAATCGATTAGAAACTTATAAATATCCAGTACAGGAAATGACTTTTACCGGAAAACTTAGACCAAATCAACAAATTATCGTTAATAAAATTACAGAAGGTTTCAAAAAACATAGAGGAGGATTATTAATTGCTGGTTGTGGTTCTGGTAAAACAAATATGGCCATATATATTGCATGCAAATATAAATTAAAAACTCTATTTATTGTCCATAAAACTTTTCTAAAAAATCAAGCCATTAATCGTATCAAATCCATCACAAACATAAAAGAAGTTGGTATTATTCAGCAAAAAAAAGTTGAAACAGATTATCCATTTGTTGTTGGAATGGTACAATCATTATCAAAAATTGATTACGATGATGAAATTTTTAAAGACTTTGGTATGATTATTATAGATGAGGTGCACCATATGGGTGCGAGAAATTTTTCCAAAGTATACCAAAAAATGACCGCAAAATATATGCTTGGTATATCGGCTGAACGACGAAGAAATGATGGAATGTATAAAATTATTAATTGGTACATGGGACCAATACTCCATGCAGAGGAACAAAAACCAAATGATATGGTAGTGGTGAAAAATTTTTACTATAAAACTTCCAATACTGATCGGTCACTAGTTATTACAAATAAATATACTAATGAACCCGATAGATCAACCATGGTAACAAATTTGGTTTATATTAAAAAAAGAAATCGTTTTATTTTAAAAATGATAGAAGAACTTTTTGACCAAGGTAAAAATGTATTATGTTTGACAGGAAGACTTAAACAAGTCAACCTTTTATATATTTTGTTAAACAAAAATGAATATATTAAAGGTAATGTTGGTAAATACATTGGTAAAATGTCCGAGGACGAATTAGCTGAATCCGCTACCAAACAAATTATTATTGGTACATACAGTATGGCTGAAGAGGGATTAGATATTGAAAATTTAAATGTCGTTATTTTATGTACACCAAAAAGTGCCATCAAACAATCCGTTGGACGAATTTTAAGAAAAGATGTTTATGAAGAACACCCAATTGTGATTGATATTATTGATGAAGATAATTTTATTTTTAAAAAACAATCAAAAATTCGTGAAGCATACTATAAAAAACAAAATTATAATATTCAAGAATTTAAAATATCTGATTATCCATACGATAAATACAAAAATTGGGATGATACCAATACCATTAAAAAATATTTGCTTGAAAAACCAAATCCCAAATCAAAAAATTTTGTCAAAAATAAAATACAAGATCAAAAATTTTATGGACCGATTAATGTTGATGAAATTGATTTTTTGGATGATTAATAAATTTTATGCAATAAAATTTATTAATTAATTATGATGGGTAAGAATAACCTGATTCATATCAATGCCATTTTCCACTAATAATTTTGCGATATTTAATTTTGTTTCATTTTTCAACAAATATTCAATAAACAATTTAGACAAGCGATCAAAATTAGTTTCGTATAACATTATTAAATCAAGATATTTCTTACTATCAAACCTATCGAGTGTCATTTCAATACAGAAATTAGTTATTTTTATTCCTAATTCCAATAATATTTTTGCCATGTCAAAATTATCGCTTATGATGGAGTCCAGTAGGGCTTGCGAATCATTTGTATTAATATCACAACCGCATTCGGTAATAAAATATAATGTAACCTCGGGATTTTTATAACGACATGATAATGGTAAAAATTTATCGGATTTGTATCTGGGATCAGCACCTAATTCGATCATTAATTTTACCTCTTCCAATGACAATGAAATATTTCTCAAAAAAATATCCAATATCTCCGTTAAACAGTCACTATTTAATTGTATAAAATTTTTTTGTTTCTTAATTTTATCCATTAATATTTTTTTTAATTGTGGACTACATTTGGTTTTTATTTTGGAAAAACTTTCGAGTATTGGATTAATGTCGTATTCTTTTTCTAATAAAACTTCTATTACTTTTGGATAAGCAATATATCTATCAATATTAGGGTATGAAGTAAAATAACCATGATCAAATAATACTTCAATAGTTTCTTTGCTATATCCAGCATAATATATAATGTCACTGTTATGAATATTGACATTGTGTTGTTCTATCAAATAAAGTAGTACATCCGGTGTGCTATATCTACATAACAAAAGAAATTGCATATCATCAGCATAATTTGGATCCGCTCCCAGTTCTATCATATATTTTATGGCTTCCAGTTTCCATTCATCTGCTCTTATTATTTTAATAAACATTTCATTGATACCTTTATTGCCTTTTATTTTTCCGATTTCATTAAATGTTTCAGTAACAACCTGATAAAAATTTTCGCCATTGTTTATTCTTTTTTTGAATATTTGGTCATAAATTTGGTCCAATGATTTTCCCATTGCAATTTTAATTATTTTTTTGGCACATAAATAATCTTGAATGGAATTATTTTTCAATTTTTAACAAAATATTAATTATGAAAAGTGAGAATAGCTTGATTCATATCAACGCCATTTTCTATTAATGTTCTAGCAATATTTAATTTTGTGTTGTTTTTCAATAAATTTTTCATTAATATTTTTTCCAAACGATTAAAATCAGTCTCAAAAGATATTATCAAATCTAAATATTTTTTATTATGTGTCGCCAGTGTAATACAATTATCTGTTATTATTATTCCTAACTCTAATAATATTTTTGTTGTATCAAAATGATCACCAGCGATGGAAACATATAGAGCTTGTGAATTACATGTATTAATATCACATCCACATTCAGTAATAAAATATACTGGAATTGCGGGATTTTTAGTATAGCGACATGATAATGGTAAAAAATTATCGGATTGGTATCTAGGATTAGCACCTAATTCGACAATTATTCTTACATCTTCCAGTGATAATGAATTTTTTACATTTAAAAATAAATTCAATATATTTGTTAAACAATTACTATCCAATTGTATAAAATTTTTTTGTTTTTTTATTTGGTCCATAAATATTTCGTTTAATTCTGGATTAGACCGGAATATATTTCTTTTGGAAAAACTTTTTAGTATCAAGTTAATATCGTATTCTTTTTCTAATAAAATTTTGATTACTTTTGGATGATCAAGATATTCATCAATGTCATTATTTGAAGAAAAATAACCATGATCATATAGCACCCGAATAGTTTCTATATGTTGCGCAGCATAATATATTGCATTACCATTTTTATACATGGTATTAACATTGGCATTGTATTGTTCAATCAAATAAAGTGGTACATCTGGTGTAGGATTTGCACATGATAAAAGAAATGGCAAATCATTATTATAATTTGGATTCGCACCCAGTTCTATCATATATTTAACCGTTTCCAATTTATATGTATCTGCCCTGATTATTTTAATAAACATTTCATTGATACCTTTTTGGCCTTTTAATTTTTTGGCTTCAATAAAAGTTTCGGTAACAACCTGATAAAAATTTTCGCCATTGTTTATTCTTTTTTTGAATATTTGATTAAAAATTCGGTCCAATGTTTTTCCCATTTGGATTTTGATTAATTAAATTTTTAGTATAAATAATGTAGAATAGAATTATTTTTCAATTTTTAACAAAATGTTACATATTATTAATAATGTCAGAATATTATTTCGCTTCAATACCAGAGGTAGTAGCTACTCAACCAGTGTATACAATTGTACCACCGTACTATTCGGATAATAATTTATATGGTTATAATTTATTGGCCAAAATTTATGGAAATATATTGGAGGCCAACAAATATCAACCAACATATAATTTATCTCCGGATATTAGAAATAAATTAGACAGGCTCAAAACTTTAGAACAAGAAATTAATGATGCTCTTAAAAATGCAGAACGGAAACAAGAATTACAAATAGCATCGTATGGACAAATTGATCCAAATATAATACCAAATGCGTATTTTTCAAATGTTCTAAATAAACATGAAAATTTGTTAGGTATCACCAGTGACTATAATACCCAATTTTTAGATTTAACAAATACTTTACAAAAAATAAATCGAGAATTAATAAGTGGCGCAAGAACAAACAATTTTGGTTATAATATTAGTTCCGGTATTACTTCGTTTCCAGGAACTGCCTTGTCTCCAATTAATCAACCATGGTCACAATATTGGTAATTGAATAAAACATGATTATTATTATATTTTATTCAAGACTTAGTTAATTTTTTGTCCATCGACTTCCTTTGTTAAACGACAAATCATAGCTGATAATTGTAATTTTGATCGTAATCCAGTACTAACGGCAATTTTGGTTTTATTAATAATATCAATAAGCCGTAATTTTAGATTTTCATTCATCTCATAATGTGATAGTACATAAATAAACCCGGTTACAATATCCAAATAATAGTATCCTAACCGAATAATATTTTCTATTTCTTTATTTGCTTCAATTACATTTCCTTTGATACAGATATCAATTATTTTTTTAATTTCTTCCGGATCTGGAACCTTACATATACTCAAAACTGATTCTTTAGTTATTTTTCCAAAAGTATATGCCGTTTTTTGTAAATCATTAATAGCTTTTCTCATATCACCATTGGAAATATAACAAATTGTTGATAATCCACTTTTATCAGATTCAATATTTTCATGCTTGCATATTTTTGCTAAATAAGTACTTATTTGTTTGTCGGATAATTTTTTAAACCGGACTATTCTGCAAACACTTTGAATATCTTCTATAATTTTTGTTGAATCATTACAAGTAAAAATAAATTTGGTTTTTCTACCATATTCTTTAATCATATCATTGATATCATATTGGCATTTTGGTGTCATATTATCTGCCTCATCCAACAATATTATTTTGGAGCAAGTAAAATTGGCTACTCGCTTACAAAAAGGCGGAATGATAGTTGATGTACTCCTGACACCGCGATCTTCCGCCGCATTTAATTCCAAGTATCCTTGGGCGATGTGCTGTCCTAATATTTTCTTAGCAATACATCTAACAGTTGATGTTTTACCAATACCAGGAGGTCCTGTTATAATCAGGTGCACATTTTGTCTATCCTGTAAAAAAATTTTGATTTGTTGTTGTATTGTTTCGCCCAATATAATATCCTCAATATTTGCTGGTCGGTGCTTCTCAATCCACGGAATAGAATTTTCCATAAAATATTAATATATTAATTCTAATAACAAATATTTATAATCAGTATTGCAAAAACATTTTTCATATCAATTTTTTTTATAACTGTTCGATACGTAATTGTAAAATATATCCGCATTCTTAGGATAAGAATCATCTGGTCTGGGTTGAAAACAAAGTACGTCAATGCATTTATGCATCCGAAATATGGTATGAAGATCACCGCTGCTATAATTAATACAGTCATCATGATCATATTTCTCTTTTAATCTTTTTATCATACCACCATCGTTGATATTACAACCAGAAGTATTAATCGAAATTTTCACATTGGTTTCATCTTTTAGATTTCTATCAATTTCTTCTTCTGCGGCCGCAAAACATTACTCGGTACATTTATTGGTTTGCATATTTTGTTGCGCTGTTCGGTTGTCTTGGTACATTTTATCTACTTGATTACTGGTAAAAAATTTTTTGTTGGTGCTCATTGTGGTTTATATTAAAAATTATATATATATATTATGATCCACCAAGCATTTTTAAATTCAATTTTTATTAAATTTAATAATGCTTCAAAAGAAACAATGTAATGGTTAGATTTTAATGGTTGTGTGGTAAAACGAAAGTTAAGGCCATTCCATTTTCTGACTCATACAAACGACAAGCCATTTCATAGTCGGATAATTCTTGTCTTTTTTGTTTTTCTAACTTCTTGTTTTGTTTACGCTGATTTTCTTCTTCTCTCTCTCGAAGAGCAATTTCTTCTCTTCTTCTCTTTTCTAACTCCTCGTATCGTTTACGCTGATTTTCTTCTTCTCTCTCTCGAAGAGCAATTTCTCTTATGCGAAGTTCTTCTTCCCTTTTGCGGAGTTCTTCGAAACGATGTTTGTGTATGTTCTTACGAATGTTATCCATATGATTTTCGTCCCTCAAATGCTGTTCGTCACCCCGCTGAATTCTTTCTTGTTGTTCGTTGGTCACATTACGCAATTCTGTTTCTTGTGGAAGGTTTCCATGTTCGAAAAGATATTTAGCCAATATCGCGTCATCGTTGATCCGTTTGGCTTCATGGAAGATTCGTTCTTGCTCTTCAACAGCAACATTGATGTCGGAATTATCCAAATCTTCCATGAAGCCTTGTTCGAGTTTTGTTAATAATTCGAAATGGCCTGGTTTGTTCAGGATTCTAACAATACGGGAACCGGTACCGCAGATACAAGATGGATCGGGTGTTGTCATCCATTTACCATTTTGGTCATATTGTCCAATGTAAAACTCAATTTTGAGTTTGTATGTATTAGCTATACTCCAAATAATGTTAAGATGTTGACCGTAATCCGTATCTATTAGCTCGTGATTGAGCATATTGTGGGTTCTGGCGAGAGCCACCGGGCAAATCATAATACCTAATTGTTCCAATGCATGGTAAATGCTGATGAAAAAACATTTATTCTGCCAGTCATTACCGTCTCTGTCACTGAGATTGCCATCGTTTGGTTTGGTTGTCGCTTCTACCGAAAAATCCGTAAATATGGAGCTCTTTTGGGATCGCAGTCTTTCAATGGACAAAGATCTTGCCAACTGATAGGCCAGACGCTCTAGTTCTTCCATAGTATTCATGATTTATAGGTTGATTTTTTTGTTTGGTGTGTACGTTTGTACCAATCTATAAGGATAGATAATATAGAAATTTACATAATGTAACCACAATAATGTTAAAATTTCAATTTTTTGGGTGGAATGATTCCATATTATACAATGATTGGCCCTAAAAAAAAAAAAGTATGATAATGCATGTATTATCATACTTTTTTTTAAGGTGTCCTAGTATAAAATCAATCATGAACATACTCCTGCTTATGGTCATTATTATTCTTATGTTCATGCTCATTATCATTCTTATTATCATGTTCATGTTCATGCTCATTATCATTCTTATTATCATGTTCATGTTCATGCTCATGCACATGCTTATGCTGGTGTGCATCTTTAAAAAATAAATCATTGACTTCATCGACCATTTTATCTTTTTTATCATCAACTGATCCTTCCGAATAGGTAGCATTTAAATAGTCAACACATTTTTTCGTCATTGATACAATCGATTTAGTACTAGCTATTAATCCTTTTTTGGATAAATACTGGTATATTAATATTTTTTTTGAATTTTCTTCGTATTCATCAATACGTTTGGATACTGGTTCACGATATTTTTCGTGAAGTTGGGTAATTAGACCATAGATAACCTCGCATAATTTATCCCGCTGTACTTTATCTTTACCACATTGGCAAACAAAATCGTCTTGTCCATCATGCCCACGATTGGTTCCATAGTTTATTGTTATTTCTTCTCCTCTTTTAATATAATTTGTAGAAAAAACAGCAACATAGTTTGTTTCCATACCGTTATGATTTCTTTTTGAAATATTAAAAAAAACACTATTTGGTATACAAGCATGATTAAATTTCGATAAATAATCACCCACTATAATATTATCACAGGACCCGCCAAAACAATTCCGGATAATTTTTTCTAGAGCGCAAGCATCCTTATTTTTCTTTGTTTTTTTCCATTTTTTTATTCTTGGAAACAATTGGTCGAATAAATATTGGTTATCCCGAACAACTAGTTGGCAATCGTATGATGATCCAGTTAGTACATGTTCCACTAATAATAATGTTTGGGGTGCAATATCATTAATTGCGATTACCGATTTGAAATCCTTATCAGTTTTTATGGATATTTGTCCATTCAAACAAACAATACCAGTATAAAAATTATTCATTGTATGTAATACAATCAATAATATATATGTGTGCATATATAACATTATTTTTTCATTTTTTTTTTGTTGTTATTTTAAAATATCCCGCGATTAGCTTCCCATCGTTGTGCAATATCTGGTGGTAAGAATTTATTAATACCCACGATTGGAATATTTTTGTTTTGGGTTTTGGATATTCGTGATGATAAAATAATAATAATAATAATTGCTACTAATATTAAAAATCCCATTATGATACCTGTTACAATACTGTGCCAATGTGTGGTGTTCGTTGATTTATCATCTTTTGTTGGCATTAGTCAATATATATAATTATAATGACATTATTTTTACTAAAATGATTCATTCAAAATTTGTTGCTTGTATAGTGGCTGTCTTGATGCGAGTAGTAAATGCTTTTTGTTTTGCCAATTTTTTGTACAAAAAAATAATAATTATAATCAGAATCACCAAAACTATTCCGAGTACCAGCGCAATAATGAGACTATTTCGTGTGTCTTGCGAAAAATTTTCTCGGGTTGGTTTAAAAGTTAGTTCTGGAGTTAGTTGTAAAAATTGCCGCGGATAATATTTTTCGGATGAATATTCCTTCTGTTTATCAACCATTTATAATAATTATACATATTTTATAATATGCATTGTTATGTGTCATGTAAAAAATTGAAATGTATTCTGCTTTCGCTCCGCTTATTTGAATAACATCTTTCAGATTATATTGTGTTTATAAACACTATTTAATAAGAGTATATAATCATATATGTTGGCACAAACATATTCAAAATTATTTGGTTGCAATGTACATGATGCTATTCGCGTCAGTCCAATGGCACTCCAAATCATAAATACTCCTGAATTCCAAAGAATGAGAAAAATTAAACAGTTGGGATTATGTTACTATATTTATCCAGCGGCAACACATACCAGATTTGAACACTCGATTGGTGTTTATCACTTGGCCGGAAAAATGTTGGAAAAAATATACCAACAGTATCCAAATCGCGAATATTATATTCCGGAATTAGCAGAAGAAAAAATGAAACTAAATCCGAAAATTATCGAGTGTATTAAAATAGCAGCATTGTGTCATGATATTGGTCATGGACCATTTAGTCATATTTTTGATAATGTTTTGTTAAAAAAATCTTCTAATCCAAATAGGCACCACGAAACAAGATCATGTTTAATAATCGAAATGTTATGCAAACGCGAACTGGCCAAAGAATTAGATGATAATTACATTGCTTTTATTAAATCTATTGTCGAACCACATGAATGTCATAAAGGTGCACTCTATCAAATTGTATCCAACAATTTAAATGGTATCGATGTTGACAAATTTGATTATTTAGCAAGGGATACCAAAAATATTGGTTTAAATACTGGGTTCAATGCTAACAGACTAATCAATGAATTTATTATTGATCGTAATGACAACATTGCCTATCCAAAACATTGCTCCGTGGATATTTACGAAATGTTTCATACTAGATACATGATGCATAAAAAAGTTTATTCTCACAAAACCGTTAAACTAATCGAATTAATGCTGGGAGATTTATTTACCAAAATAGACCCGATACTTCATATTTCCGAATCTATAAATGATATGAAACGTTTTTGTGAACTAACTGATGATACTATTTTGCACTTTATTAACCTAATTATATCGCCACCATCCTTTATCGAAATAAAACTAGAGCCAGAACAATACAAAGCCGTTACCGAGGCCAATGAAATATATCAAAAAATTATTTCGAGAAATCTTTACAAACAAGTTCTAGAAATAGTGGAAGATGATAAGGCGGAATTATACTTAAAAGGATTTTTGGAATATCTACTCCACAAACATTCCGATTTCAATGAAAAAGACTTCCAAATTATAAAAACAAGAATTGGTTTTGTTAGTGGCAACAAATCAGATCCATTCGATTCCATTTATTTTTATGATAAAAAAGAAGATGATTTTACATTTACTGTTGATAAAAGCCATATTTCTGGTTTAGTTGGTAACAAAATACAGGAAACACATTGGCATTTTGTTTGCAAAAATAGATTGATATTTCCTATTGTCATTGGTGAAATCGGGAATTATACATTGATAGTGTCTGATTTAGTGGATTTAATATATGATGAAGAACATAAAATACCTATGATTGGTGAAGTTTTATCTGAAACAGAAAAACTTGACCCGCCTGCACCTTTAGGTAAATTATAATAGCGCCATTAATTTGATATATCATATGATACATCAAATTAATCTAGCAATTCAATAAATTTGTTTTTAAAATATTCAAATTTGTTGTCACATAAAAATGTGCATTCAATTGCCAACTCGATAATTTGTGAGGTTGGAATTTTGATACTATCTGGCAAAAATTCTTTAAATTTTTGTTCGAAATAAAACTCACATATTTCTTGGAAAATCTCTTTGGTTACATAACCAAAATGCACCGGAGTTAATCTTCCGGGACGAAATAATTCCGGACACAAGTCATAAATATTATCGAATTCATTGGTAGTAGCAATAATAATAGAACCATGCAATGGAACTGGACCTTGTAATAATTCCAATAAATCCTTGAGTAAAAATTCGTTATAAATTATTTTATTTTTGACATTTTTATTTTTTGCAATAGCATCCTCGTTGCAATTATTCATAGAATTATTAATTATCAAATCAATTTCTTTTTCCCGTAAGATAGATCTTCGATCGAGTTCTTTAATAGTCATATCGAATTCTTCCAATAAAATAATACTTTTACTGTAATTGGTATTTTTTTTGGAATTTCCTACGTCTGGTGTTTGTACTACTTGATAAATAGTATTTTTATCGGCATATTCACGTAAATCCAAACTAATAATATGGCGTTTTAAACACATTGCTGTTCGGTACGCAAATGTTGATTTACCTGTGCCCGGAGGTCCATATAATAATAAATTTGCCCTCGGTGCCTGTCCGCGACTAATAAAATGATCCGGATTTGTTTGTATATTTTTAAGAATAGTCCACAAACGATCTTTTTCTTGGTGAAAAATGTATGCATGTACATTTTCTCGGCATGTTCCATGGTATATTTTTTACCATCATATATAGTAACCTTATGATTTTTTCCATCAATCACTTTAATGTACTCCAAAACAAGATCATTTTTTTCTATTTCTGTTAATTTATTTTTAATATTTTGTATGATATGGTTGTTGGAATGATATTTGGTTGTTTCTAAATTTTCTATTTGAAATTCCAAATATTTTATTGATAAATTAATTACAGGAGTATTACCAACAGAATATTCGTGTGATTTCCATGTCAATTGACCAGCTATTTTGAGATCTGGATCATAAAATTTGATAGGATAATCATTTTTTGGTGTAATATTATTACTGATTATTATATTTAAAACAATTTTTGTGTCTAAATCAGGTGATGTTTTATCTAAATATTTCCAATTACTTTGATTAATAATTTCCCCAGAATCACCAATATTCAAATCGTAATCATGTAAAATATAATTATTATGAATCATGAAATATTTAACCAAATCATTTATTGTATCATTTTCATAAATGGTTATTGTAGTATATGTATTGCTAAATTTATTTTTTATTTTAATACGATAATATATACCAATACCAATTATTGTCGCCAGTATAACAAAATAATATATTAATGTGTTGTTCAATAATTCCAATTGAAAATCAAACCATCGATAATTTTCAAATGATGAAAATTTAGAAAAAAGAAACAATGTTAGACCAGTAATAGTACTATACACCAAACCATAGGACGTGGCTGTATCCAATTTCATTTTTTTAATAACATATGTTGTAAATATTGATCCTAACCCGAATATTATTGGCCCCTGATGGTTATCCATTATATTGTTTGGTCAACTTATTAATAAACATGTTTATTAATAAGTTATTAAAATCAATTTTTAAAGGACCATCATTTAAAGAACCATCAAAAGTGTGATAAAAATGAATTAAAAAAAAAAAATTGAAAAAAATAATTTAAACAATAGTTAATTAGTCTAATAATATATAATAAAATACGATGACATCTAAAATTGCAATTGGTATTGATTTAGGAACAACGTTTAGTTGTGTTGCTGTTTGGCAAAATGGTAAGGTAGAAATTATCGCAAATGATCAAGGAAACCGTACTACACCATCATATGTGGCATTTACGGATACTGAACATTTAGTTGGAGATTCTGCCAAATACCAGGTTGCCATGAATCCTGAGAATACTATATTTGATGCCAAGCGTTTAATCGGTCGAGAATTTAACGATCCGCATATCCAACAAGATATGAAACATTGGCCATTTAAAGTTGTTAATGTTAGTGGTAAACCCTATTTTGAAGTTAACCATGAGGGACAATCCAAACAATTTTCACCAGAACAAATTTCGGCAATGGTACTAACAAAAATGAAACAAACAGCTAGCACATATTTGGGTCAACCAGTCACTGATGCGGTAATTACAGTGCCGGCCTATTTCAATGATTCGCAAAGACAATCTACTAAAGATGCCGCGGTTATTGCTGGTTTGAATGTACTACGTATTATTAACGAACCAACTGCAGCATCTTTTGCATATGGATTAGATAAAATTAGCGATAAAGAAATGAATGTACTTATTGTGGACACCGGAGGAGGCACCCATGATATTACGTTACTATCCATAGATGATGGTTTATTCCAAGTTAAAGCTACTGCCGGCGAGACACATCTTGGTGGAGAAGATTTCGATAATAGACTGGTTGATTGGTGTGTTGAAGATTTCAAAAGAAAACATAAAGTAGATCCAACAACATCAGCTAGAGCTATTCGACGTTTGAGAACAGCATGTGAGCGCGCCAAACGAACACTATCCACTTCAGCCCAAACGATGATTGAAGTAGAATCATTATTTGATGGCAAGGATTATAATACTACTATTTCGCGTGCCAGATTTGAAGAATTGTGTATGGATTTATTTAGAAAAATAATTGAACCAATCGAAAAAGTAATACTGGATAGTAGAATCGACAAATCAAAAATAGATGAAGTGGTTTTGGTAGGAGGTTCAACCAGAATACCTAAAATTAAACAAATGATATCAGATTATTTCAACGGTAAAAAACTATGCGAAAGTGTTAATCCAGATGAAGCTGTTGCATATGGCGCAGCTGTCCAAGCCGCAATTTTAACAAATAACACCGATGAAAAACTACAGGGTTTGGTAATTGTAGATGTTGCGCCACTATCACTTGGTTTGGAAACAGTTGGTGGTTTAATGACTAATCTTATTGATAGAAATTCCACGATTCCATGCAAAAAATCCAAAGTATTTTCAACCTATTCTGACAACCAAACTGCTGTTACCATTCAAATATTCGAGGGAGAAAGAAAATTCACGAAGGATAATAACAAGCTCGGTACATTTAATTTGGAGGGTATTCCACCAGCCCCACGTGGTGTACCACAAATTGAAGTTACATTTGATATTGATGCAAGTGGTATTTTGAATGTAACGGCTCAAGACAAATCGAGCAGTAAAAGTAAAAATATTACTATTACAAATAATCGTGGTAGATTTAGTGAAGAACAAATCGCCAAAATGGTTGAAGAAGCAAAAGAGTTTGAAGAAGCGGATAATAAGAGAAAAGCAGCGGTTGATGCTAAAAATGAATTAGAAAATTATGTTCACAGTGTTAAACATGCTGCAACTGAACAATCCGCTACCCAAGTTTTGGACGAAGAATCCAAATCTAAAATTGAATCAATGTGTAGTGAACTATCTAATTTCATCGACCAAAATCCAAATGAGGAAAAAGATGTATATGAGGCGAAGAGAAGAGAATTAGAAGATATTTGGAATCCAATCGCTGTTAAATTATACGCACAAAAAACAGAAGAAACAAATCAAGCCACACCCGAAGTAGTTCCGGAAACAGCTGAAACTTGTGAAACTTCCGAAGCTCCTGAAAAACCAGAGCCATCCAAAATGCCAGCTGATATTGGTATTGATTAATTTTTACTAAATATATTAAAAAAATACATTTAATAAAAAATTGATATCAATACAGAATAATATATAAAATATATCATCCTAAATTAAATACTAAAAATGAATGCTAGTGATCTATTAAAGAATAATTTACTCCAAAAACAAAAAATACTTGAAGAAATTGAATTAAAACGAAAAGAGAATGAACAAATGAGGAAGAAATTAGAAGAAGATAAAAAAATAAATTTGCCGATTATTTTGGAAGAATATTTAGAAAAGCGTTTTTATCATAATATAATGGAAGAACATGGCGTCAAAAATTTTATAAAAAATTTACGTAACGGTGCAACAGAAACAGAATGGACTCTATGTTATTTGCCATTAACAACTATGTGTTCGGAAATTTATCCTAAATGCAAATTTAATGTGACAGAAGAAGAAGCGTATCATATTTTACAATCATTAAATTGGACAAAAAAATTTATATACGATACACATTTTTTATTTGGATGGAATGTATGTCTGAATTTTGAAAAATCTGTAAAAAGGGAAACTGATTTTTGTGATGGAAACATTTTGAAAACATACTACGACATAAAAGTTTATTTAAAATACAATAATGTATAGTTCAAATACTATACGCTGAAGAAAAATAGTTTGATAGTTTCGATAAATAAGTTTTTACAGAGTTATCCGGTTTATTAACTGGATAACAAAGTTGTGGTATATAATTGATTGATTGTTTATTATTATATACGGGTATATATTGGATAAGTTTAATATTTATTCCCATTTCCGGATTTATTGTTAAAAAATGACCACAAATTTCGCAATGAATTACGCGTCGTAGTTCGATTTGTCTTTTTAAACATGATTTACAAATAGCCTGTGGACAAATACACGGATTAAAATAATTCCCCATTTTTAAATTCCTGGAACAATTTTTACATTTAGGAAATGGTAGTATCGAAAAATCGGTAAGTCCAGTAGATCCAGTTGACTCACTTTCTTGGGAACATTGATGGTTTGACGATCCAAACATTTTTTTTTCAATAGTATATTATTAATATATTAATAGCAACTATTAATATATTATTTTCGACAATTTTTTTTTTGACTAGTCCAAAATAATATTAACAACATGTGTATTTGTATCAATATGGATACCGGCATTTACTTGGCGTTCTAATACACCATTTGTGTTTATTTGACCATTGATGAATTTTGTACCAATTACCTTTGCTCTTTGGCGAAATGGCATTGATCCATTAGTAGCAGAGTATGAATTTTCTCCCCAACCCCACGCATCGAATTCATTGATAACAGAGGCATAATAACTATAATTGGCCTGATTTTGATCAAATGTACTACCGTCACTCGTTGCAATTGCCGCAATTTTGGTACTGTACATATTACGATAATTTACTAATTTGGTTGCTTTAACCTCCCAATCCTTAACATCGCCCATATAATTATTATTACTAGCATCATCGTATGTACTATTAATCACAGCAAATGATTCCGCTAAATACCAATCATTAGAGTTTAGGAGAGTATTCTTACCAGTAGGATTATTAACAGGATCCATGACCGATCCAAAAACATCATCCGGATTCCAAGCATTAACAAACGCTTTAAGATTGGTATGAGTAGTGCCGGAACAGGAATGATGCACCGACCAAATTATTTGTCTTTGTTTATCTCTTGTAACACCAAAATCATAACCAAATCTGTCCAAAAATATCCCTTTGACTCCCATTGCTGACCAAAGTTGTATTTTTTCAAGAATCTCGTCTGTTGGCAAAGTAGAATCAATATATCCAAATACAAAAGTATTAACCATGTCAATATGACTAATAATAGCTATGGTATTACCATGATCACCATGATTGGAATTTTCTAATCCTTGGCCAAAAACAAGCAATTTATAATCTTTAAAAGAATCAATTGCTGTATTAATATCACCAAACGCACCATTAACAACACTCGGCCAACCATAATATATAGCCAATTTTCGTGGAACAATTGAACTCATTATACTATTTACTATTAACATTTGGTATTTATGTTTTTAAATAGTTATTCTAATGTGTAATATTTTTTGAACCAAAAAATATTGCATATCAAATTATTAAAGAATTTTAAAAACCATAGGTATAAACTTCGTTGTTCCATACTTGGCCAGGTGGGCATGAAGGAAAATCGAAACCACCCAATTTGTAGAAGCAGTTGCCAATTGTAGTTCCAGCCCCTTGTGTTGAGGGAGGGGGACTAGCGCCAGGAGTTTGTTGCGCGTAAGTAACAGTCGATCCACTAATTGTACCAATCCAGGTATCATCGGAAACCTGTTGGGGATATGGTGCACCACAACCGGTAATACCATTAACAGCGGCTCCAGTATCTCCACCGAATAGGACGACCGTGTTGCCAGATGCGCCATACGATGGGTAAGCTGATGGAGGCAACATGTTATTGCCTGATGATGGCGTAATATTGGTCCATGTGTTTGATGTTAGGTTATACATCCATGTGTCGCTCAATGGAACAGGAAGATTAGGTACGGGACCAGGCAACATTTTATTACCTCCGTGTACATAAATATTACCACCAGAAACAAACATGTGTGGATTCATACGGGATGATGGGGAACCAGCGGCACCTTGGGCAGTTAGAGTGGTCCAAGTGTTGGTAGCAACATTGTATGCCGTCAATGCATTCGAATAATAGTTACGGAGATCATATAGACCACCAAAGCTGTATGCGTAACCATTGTAATAAACGAATCCGGGGGATTGCGCAGACTTGGGAGCATTTGCTAATTGTGTCCATCCACCAGAATTAATGTTCCAGCTCCACAACTCCTTGTAGAGAGAACGACCTCCAGATACTGAATAATACCCACCAGAAACCAAAAGTGTAGGAGTACCTCCATAAGTAGATATGGCCGCACCATGATATGCGCGTGGACTTGGACCACCACTTGTACTCAGGGTCGACCATGTTTGTGTGGTTGTATCAAATGACGATAATTTATTATAGTAGGTTGGGGTGGTGGAGTAACTATTGTCTGTTCCACCAAATACATAAAGTTTGTTATTACCAGAATATCCATTAAGTGTATGTCCAGTAATGCTCGTAGGCGCAGTTCCACCTAGACTAGACAGTTGTGTGTATGTACCGGTTGTGCATGCTGAACAAGCAGCAATAAATGCGAAACAAAATACAATTGCAAGGTTTAGGCGTGATCGTTGTGTAGCAGCACTTTTTCTCATATTACTTTTATCTAATTTATTAGTTCAATTAATCATTTTATGTGTCCAACGATTTAAAATTTCAATTTTTTTTGATTTATAAATTTTGGATACTATTAAAATCGCAGGATGATGCGACTTGTTGGCATATTGGTTTACCGGTACAAAGATTTAATACTTGTTGACATTTGGAATCCGAACCACTACATCTAGCATTTCCAATGGCCGAAATATCGTAATCATTTTCGGATGCATCATTTACATGATAGCACATTTGGAAATTAGCTCTGTCATCAATTTGTCCTAAACAGTATCCACCCTGGTCAGAATGGTAAGCACCACAATCAATTTGTGTTTGGTAAATTGGTGCAGCAGAAGGCATTGTTATTAAATTTACTCTTTGACCAGTTACCCTTGAAATAGCATTATTAAGATCATCAATATCCTTGTTAAATGTCAATAATAATCTTTCTAATCTTGTTTTTTGTTCCTGATTTAAGCGTAATACAATTGGTTGAATGTTAGAATTTATAACGGAAATTTCTTTATTTAGTTCGGGAACCAATTTGTCAACATAATTTCTAATATTGGCTGCGTATGGTTCAGCCGATTGCATTATAGTTTGTTTTAGTTCAGCAATTTTTGGTTGCAATGCAACACTGGCACGTTGTAAAACTTCAAAAAACATGGCTGATATTGAAGATTGGTCTTGCATAGTTTGCATTGGTGAATTTGGCGTATACATTGGTGGATTTGGCATCTGAACTGGTGAATTTGGCATGATATTCATATTCATATTATCATAGTATGATAATTGTGGTTTTTGATTTTTTCTCCAGAATATAAAAATAGCAATAAGAAGCACGATTATTAAAATAATATAGAATGCATTATCGGCCATTGGATTATATTATAATATAACGCAATATTTAGTTTTTTTTTGTATATTTTAATTAAAAAAATTATTGTTTATTATTTGCTAATAATAAATTAATTTATTATTAGCAAATGATTATAGTTATCCAAAATGAGTATCACTCGGATTTTTTTCTTTTTGTCAATCGATTCCATAACACAAGAAAAAGATTAATTTTTGGATAACGAACAGATACTTTATAATAAGTAAACATTGACAAAATTACCAAAAGACAAGACCCAGTATAAACTAACCATTGTTTATTGGCGTAACTAGCTGCTTCCATAACAAAACCATAAATGACATATGCTGGAGAAATAATAAGGCCAAATATTGGTTCACCAATGGCATATATTGTAACGGCAAAATCTTTTAGATCAATTAATGTAAGATAACTACCAAACCATGCAAAATAGACGCCTACTTTTTCAAAGAAGTTTTGTGCATTCTCGGAAATCGTATGCAAAGCTACCGATGGTCGATAATCTAATTCTCCTTTTCTGGCGATATGTTCCCAAACGAACAAACATAAAATAACCACAAAAAAAATTTTACACGCTGTCCAAAAATTTCTCAAATACATTGTGACACCGTGTGATAATAATTAATAAAATTAAATAAATAGAATCAGTTTGGGTATTTACATTTCAATTTTTTATTTGGTTATCAAATAGTAACATAATTATTATTGTGTTATTATTTTGCGCAAAATTTTTTATTAATTATTATTTTTGATGGATAACGAGAGAATCAAATTAGTTAGCTGTTGACCCCAAATTTGGTTATATCCGTATTTAATTCCAATACCGGTACCACATATTAGAATAAATGAACCAACATAAACAAGCCATCTTTTTTGGTAATTGTGGCAACATGTTGCGTGTACATAACCGTATAATGCTTGTCCCGGAGAAGCTATCAATCTGAAAATTGGTGAACCGATATCACGAATAGTTGCACCAACATCATTAACAGTTGCAACAATGTATTTTGGATCAATTTTGGTAAGGTAACTACTCATCCATGAGAATTTACGACCAACATTTTCAAATATTTGTACCGATTTATCGGCAACCAGATTCAATCCAGTTGATGGTCTATAAATTGTATTCTTTTTTTTTCCAAAATGTTCCCAGACAATAACACCCAAAGTAGCGCAACCCGCTACTTTACCAATATCCAAAAAAGATGGTTGGGAAATAGATAAAAAAAGTTTAGATTCCATAAAAAAATAATTTAATAGTTAGTACTATTGATTAATAATAGTACCAACTATTAAGGCCGTTTAATATCTTATTTTTTCAATTTTTCGCAAAAAATTGAAAGATTTTTATACATGATAACGATTTATAAAAATAATAACAGCATAATATAACTATTTAAAGCTGAAGTGATTTTATAAAATATAAATAATTTTATTTATACACCAATGGGTATTAAAGGATTACCAAAATTAATTAAAGATGTGGCAGGAAACTACGCTATTCGGACCTATAAATTTTCCAAATTTAAGGGATGGGTAGTAGCAGTGGATGCCAGTCTTATTATTCATCAAACAGTTATTGCATTACGATCTACCGGAAAAGATATGAAAAATAGTAAGGGACAATTAACAAGCCATTTACACGGGTTATTCTACAAAATATTAATATTTCTGCAAAACAGCATGGTTCCTATTTTTGTTTTTGATGGTAAAGCACCAAAAATCAAAAATAGAACAATCGAAAAAAGACGCATGCGAAAAGATCTAGCAGAGAAAAATTTAAAAGATTTAAGTGATTCCGAAGACGAAGAATATATTAAAAATTTCAAACAAACTTTTAGACCAACAAAAGAAGATATTAAAGAAGCGCAAATTTTGTTAGATTTAATGGGTATACCGTATATTGTTGCTCCAGGAGAAGCAGATGTTGTTTGTTCCTGGCTCGCAGCTAGAAAAGATGCTAATCACAAAAGATATGTCAAAGGTGTATTTTCAGATGACTCGGATATGTTACCATATGGAACAACATACCTTTTTAAGGGTGGATTACGTTTTATGAGTAAAAATAAACTGGTTGAAGTAATAAGCCTAAATAAAACACTTGTACGAATGAATCTTACAATGGACCAATTTGTGGATATGTGTGTACTTTTAGGAACGGATTACTGCGATAATATCAAAGGAATCGGACCAAAAAAAGCATATAATTTAATTTCGCAATATGGTAGTCTAGAAAAAGTGTTGCTAAGTTTACATAAAAATGATAATTTAAGTGATGATAGTACTGATGATACCGATTCGGAAGATGACACTACCAAACAAAACAAAGCAAATGAAAAATGTATGATAGATGCAAGAAACCATTTTAAAAATGCTTTGAAAGAGATTGACGATTCAGAAGATTTCGTAATTACTGACGAACAATTACAATTACGAATGTACCAATGTGATGAACTGATGGATTTCATGTGTGTCAAACATAATTTTGATATTACACGAATCCAGACGGGTATTAATCGTTTAGAGGGATACTACAAAGAAATGAAAGTTACAAAAAAGAATACCAAAAAAGTACATAAAATATTACAACCGAGATCAGAAAACTACATATTCAAAAATTTGTCCGATGATATTGATTTTCTTTCATCCGATGAGGAACCACCATCAAAGAAAAATTCCGGAAAAAATATAAAGAATACAATAACAAAAAAAAAGATTTCCACGTCTAATAATTTATCGGACACATCGGATTCGGATATGTCATTATCAGATTTTTCCGATGCTGAATATAATAAATCAGCATTAGCATAAATGTTCGGCTCTCTAAATACATATATTTACATACTTTTTAAAGATTCGGTATAAATGCATTAATTAATTAATTAATTAACTATAGTTGATTAATTAATGTCTGAATTAAAAACTAATGTAACGCATGATGAGCTTAAAAATATTACCACACCAACTGTCATTGAAATTATGAGAACTATTAAAGCAATACAAACCAGAATGAAGGATCCGGATATTGTAAAATTAGAATATATACATGTTTATGACACATTAGGAAAAGAATTTAGTGATTTTTCTGATAAGCATACTACTATTTTCACAAAAGTGATTCGTGGGGAAAATTTAAATACCATTGCTTCGGTTTTATATTACAAAGATAAAGTCGAAAGAGGATTAATTACCGAGGAACAATTGTCAGAATTATTAGCAAAACGATATTTACCAAGTCATTTGAAGGAAGAATCTGATGCTAAAATAAAAGAAATGAAAAGTCGCGGGGAAATTTAGGTAAAATTCGAGAAAAATTAGTATTGAATCATAATATATTTATATAATATATATATATATTATTAACAATATACTTATCATGCAAAACTATAAATTATTGTGTATTAATCTTCTCAGAAGATCTGACCGTAAAGAACAAATGAAAAAAATGTTTGAATTGGAAAATATCACAAATTACTATTTTTATGAAGCAATAGATGGACAAAATGTGGATAAGAACCATCCTGACTTGAAATTATTTCGCCATGATAATACCTCTATACTGAGAAGAGGTTTATTGGGATGTTCACTCAGTCATTATAATATTTGGAAAATGTTAATTTCGGATACGGAACATGATTATTATGTTATTTTAGAGGATGATATTAAACTAAAAAAGGATTTTGGATTATCATTAGAAAAAATATTTACGCATGTACAAAATCAAATGCATTTTATTTTAATTGGTATGACTGTTGAAAAAAATAATTTTTTAGGAACCAGAAATATATATCAAGATGACACATCATTCACAATTCATTTATTGGAAAGACATTTATATGCCGGCGGCGCATTTGGATATATTATTACAAAAGAAGGCGCAACTAAATTGGTTGAGTACATACATAAAAATGGTATAAAAATGGCCATCGATTATTTGATATTTCGTTCTGGAATTAATTTGTTTGAAACACATCCACATTTGGTATTTACTGATGCGGTACAACATTCAGATTATTATGTTGATAGTGATATTCAAAGAGATTATAATAAAATTAGTTTACCTATGTTAGAAAATTATTATTATTATGATGATTATATATTTTTTCCGAATAAAGATTCACCATATAATGATATTATGGAACTTTATAGTGATATACCAAGTCTCAAACAAATTGCTGACAGTATGGAAAATTGTGTTGCATTTAATACATATGGTTGGTTAAAACATCAAATCAATAACGATAATGAGTTTATTAATTTACGAAATAAATTTTATTTATCAGACGGCATATATGTTAAAAAAAGTTATTTGGACAAGATAAATATTAATAAAAAAATAGAAAACATACAAAAAATAATAAAAAATCGTCCACTTAAAATTTTTGTTAATAAAAACGCCATGACATATTCCAAGATTTTCGTTGATATGATTTTAAAAAATTTTAACGAATATAATTTATCAACAATAAACGGAGTGGATACAAAGTACGATATTATAATTGATCATATTACCGATACCAATAGTAATTCATACTGCAACGATCTTTCGCTAAGTATACTAATATCCGGAGAGCCTTGGAATTCCAAATATCATTATGATATTTCAATCGATACCAAATATAAATCAAACGCTAAAATGACAATTTATTATCCTTTTATTTTTCTTAGTTTACATGAACATCATAAATCAATAAATCCAAAAGATTATATCAAAGAAAAAACTAAATTTTGTGCTTATATGTACCAGATGGAATTGCCACATCGAATTTGTTATTTCAACCTCTTTTCCAAATATAAAATGGTTGATGCTCTCGGAAAATGTTGTAATAATGTTGATATTATTAATACTCGTTATCAATACGATGCAAATGAAACATACAATGATATTGCCGTCGAATATTATTCAAACTTCAAATTTGTATTAGCCATCGAAAATACAATGATAGATGGTTACACAACTGAAAAATTAATGAATCCATTAATAGCCAATTCTGTGCCGATTTACTGGGGTGATTCACAAATTTTTAAATATATCAACAAAAAACGTGTAGTATATATTCCGGATTTCGCTTCGAATGATGATTTGTTGGATCATATTAAATTTTTGGATGAGAATGATTCGGCATACAAAGCAATACTGGACGAAAATATTTATGTTGATCCAAATTTTTCAATTGAGAATCTCGAAAATGAATTGGCTAAAACTATCAAAAAATCGCTGAATTAAAAATAAAATAAAATCACTGAGATAATAAATTTATTAATTCGGCATGTGTGGCACATTTAGATGATGATTTTGCTAATGTTTGATCCAAAAAACTTTTCATTTTATCAATATTAGATACTGATTCCGGGCCATATAATTCTAACCATTTTTCGGTATTTTTGTGCTGTCTTTCCAGCATTTCTTGATAGGTTGCGCCTTCATAAACTTTACTATCCAGATATACCTTAATTTGATTGTATCTGTTATATTTTTTGGGGATAATATCTGAATTCATACATTGGATAACCATTGACAAATTATCGGCTAATGATTGTAGGCCAATTGATATTAAATATATATTTTCGGAATGTTTTGGTACATTAAAACTGGTAGGAGTTTTTAAACCGAGCAATATTAAATATTTACTATCTGATAAATCAGATGATACGATTGGTTTAATTAAATATGCTTCATTGTACAGTGTAGATAAATAATAAATAATTTCTGCACTAGTTTGTGTTTGTAAAGCAAATAATTGGATAATCATGTTAGATCCTTTTGCTTGTGTAGTTAATAAATTTGGTAGTGTATTAATAAGAAATTGTATTAATGCATTCTCATCTATTTCAATACTAGAATATTTATAAATAACTGTGGTTGCTTTTCCTTTTGATGGAGTTTCCATAACAGAAAGAGTATTTTTCGATTTAGTTAGTTTTTGGTAAGAACTAATAATTTCTTTTAATGTATCTGGATGACTCGTATAAATATTTTGGTTTGTTGTAATAATTCCGAATAAGTTTAGAATTTCCCAAAATTCCGCGAAATCCTGATTAAATTTTTTTGTTTTAAATAAATTGGATGCTTTAACACTGATACTTTTATCAGCATTACCTTCAAAATTAAAATTTAGACCAGCCTTATAATATGGAACGGATGTCAATGCAATTAAATCAATTTGTTCGTTGATATTATTAAAACCGTATTTAATTAATTTAGGACTGGGTTGATTATCAAAATAGAAATTTAATTCTACTTTGGTTGTTTTTTCAGATTCTGATTCGGTTTCTTGCGTTTGGTTTTTAAGTATATCGGATAACGTATAAATTATTGGTTCCATCTATATTATTACTAATAAATAATATTTTATCATTCATTAGTTCTCATTGTTTGTTGTAATTTGTCGGATAATGCCACTAAAATATCCAGATCATTAACTATTTTATCAGAATCCAATAAATAGGTTCCGTTTAATTTTTCAATGGCAGGTTGGGTATTATTATTAGAATCAGAATTTTCGATATAATTTGCATTTGGTACATTATCTTCGTATTCATTGTACCTAATATTTTGATAATAGATTGGATAAAAAAATCTTTCTGGTGATCGATATATTAATAAAATTTTGGGATCATCACCCTCTTTAATTTTTGAAAATTCCAATTTATTTCCTCGGTATGTTTCTCCATCTAATTCATCTTCTTTAATACTGTGTCTTATTAAATACACTGATGGTTTTAATGGCATGTACCTTTTTCTCAATACATGATATATTTTGTTTATTTGTCTTGTCTTTTTGGCTGGATCTATTATCATTTTGCTAGTACTAAAGTATGGTGTTAATACTTTCCCCAAATTGATTTTATGATTCACACCAACAATTCTAGATGGTTCCGTAACATTAATTTGTTTTGTTTTTTTGAAAATATAATAACGATATAACATTGCGAATTTAAAACTCGCTAATGCCGCATCGGTTTCCACATCGGTATGCATATTTGGGCGCAATGATAAATAGAAATTTTTAATCTCCTCATGTCGTTTGGCCGATGTATCAGCTAATGCAAAATCACCACTTTGTTCTTGAACAAAATAATTTTTGTAAAGATTGAACAAGCTATAAAAACTATCAGTTTCAACTAATTCCAGACCGCAGTTTTCTTTTAATGATTTTTGTAAGAAATCAGGGAATACCAAAAACTCCCTAATATAAACTCCGGCATTAGAAATTAAAGAGTTGTATAAATCAATTGCCATTCCAACACCCGGATTTTTTCCATCATTATCCGAATATATTTTTAATATTTCAAAAAATATATTTTTGTTTCCGTTATTATCTGTATACGCAACTGTCATTTTTTGTTTGCCCATTAGTCTATCATATATTAATTTTCCATCAAACGCTGTTACCAAAAAATAACCGTTATCATCCAAATGATCATTCACATTTTGACAAAAATTTGACCATGAAAGTTCATCCGATAAATAGTAATGTATAGTGAATTGGTTATTAATAACGCTGTATTTTTTGTTTCCGGATAAATGTGTTTCTATTAATTTTTTATTGAATGCCGACATATTTGGTAACACACTTTGTTGGGATTTTACATTAAAAAGTGCTCTAGCATCGGCATTAATAAAATACATTGGGGGAACATTTTTGTTTGTTTGTTTTAAATTTTTGTAACGATTATAAGCGGAATCATTAATAACAAAAAGTCCATTATTATCAACATCCACTCCGACATATTCATGTACATCTGCTTGGATAAATTTAATCAAATCACCACCACGTCCACAACCAATATCTAAAACATTCTTTTTGTCTGCACAATATGTTAAAATCATATTTGATTTGACCCAATTTTGAAACGCTCTCATTCCTGCGGCATTTGATGTTTTTTTCTGGTAATAGATGAAATTTTGTTTACGATAAGTTTCCGTACTTTTGGATAATCGATCTATTTCTTTTGAATAGGTTGATGGATGTGATAATGTTGCTATATTATCTTCAGTGACTGGATTAATAATAGTTCTCCAAATTCTAACGGCTATGTTCAAATTATTACCGTATTTTTTTCCATATTTTTGGACCGATTCTGTTTTATCATATCTGGTACGTAATGGAATCCATTTGTATGCATCATTGACATCTGGTTTGGCAAATTCAAATATAAATTCAACTACTGTACCATCATTTATCATATCTCCTTCTGAATCCATTGCTTCACCATCAGTCAAATAAATATTAGCACGTTGCTCGATACCATTAATTTTGAATGGTACTGGTTTTTCTTGGTTACCCCTATTAATACCAACATATAATTTACATATTTTATACGGTTTACCTTCACCACGAAGAACAGTATTATCATAATAAATAGCGGCATCACCTTTGGCATCTAGTTCAAATTTAACGTAAAAATCAATTGAATTTTGGTGTGGTGGTTTCCATTTATATTCCAATGGAATTGTATCTAAATTTTCTGTACTGACACGAATTATATATGGTGCATTAATTGGTGTATAAATAATACCATCAAGTGTGTATGGCGTTAATTTACCATATACCGATAATTTCCATAACATATCAGCATACATAAACACTTCCGAAGAATCGATACCGTATGGCACAAAATATAATTTTCTGGTAATAAATAAACCAGGAATTTTTTTGATTTCTTTTTTGAATTTATCCCAATAAGATTTTAGTTCGGCTGTATAAAAAGTTTTAATTTTATCCATTTCTAGATCATCATATTTATCTGTATAATCAGTAAATGGAATTAAATTACCAAAACCTTCATCAATAATATTATTAAGAATACCAATTCGATGTGTTAATATATATTTTTCATTTGTACGATAATCGATACCATTTGCATAAACCACGTCAAATGCCATATACATGTTTCCACTGTCATTCTCAATTAATTCTCCATCCAATAACATATCATGAAATTTTTTATTCTTAATTTGAATATTTGTCTTTTTGACAGTCAAATTACTTGACAATAAATAAATACCATGATCAGTACTAAATAAAAAATATCTTTCGCCATCCGCCTTATCAGTTACAGCATATTTATTGGGTATAAATTTAACAATGTGATGTGCCTCAATTGATACCACATTTCGACTATCCAAATGGTTTGTCGATTTGACACCCAGTAGATTTTGGTACTGTTGTACTATTTCTTTGGCTTCTGTCTTACCAATCGGAAATTCCGAATTTTGCGCAATTTTTAGAACCGATGTCGTTTCAGCAAACAGCGTATCTATATTAATACTATTGAGAACTTCAATTTCAATTTCGTAATTGGAAAAACGCTTTGTTAAATTCCAAATATTATGCGATTCCTGAACATCAGTGATATCGATTCGAATATTTTTATTAATGGTGAAACTGTATCGATTTTTATATCGGTACAACATTCGTTCACTGCCAGTCAGTACTGGTTTATCTGAAGCCTTAGTGACTGGTGTTTCTCTTGTTAGTTTAAATACTGTTCCAAAATCGTCTATGTATAATCGATTAGCCGAACCACGATCTTTATACATAATTTCAATATTATCATTTGGATTTAACGATAATAAATATTTTTGAATGTTGATTGTTTTTTCGTTTGAATAACTTTGAATAAAATCTTCAATTTGGTTTGTGCCACTAATACTAACACGATAAGTGTTTCCATCTGATAGTATAATTGAAATATCCAAAGAATTATGCGCTACAATATCATCTTCGGAAATTATATTAACATAGTGCTCACTTATTCTAATATAGTCGGCATAACTAATATTTCGAAAAGAAACTTCAAATTCCATATCTTTGCTTTTTTTAAATTCATTAAGCATATTTTCAATTTGCGCATATTGTTCATTATTTAAAATATTATCAAATATATTGGGCTGTTTTATTTTATTAGACATCCTACGATATATTAAATATATGATATTTTATTTCTATACCATTGGGTATGCATTTTTGGATAGGATAAGATAATCAATTTTTATTGGTACCGCCGAAGCCAATAAAAAATTGATTTTTTTGGAAATTGCGCGCACCATTAATACTAATTTATAATATTATACAAATTGGTATCAATTTAATGGATTCATTCAAAAAAAAATTATGCGGTATTAGTAATGCGATTACGTTGTTTTTGCTGTACGTCATTTACCAAATATTATCACGTACTATTATTGGATTTATTTACATAATATTTATTTTCGGTAATATGATAATCATATTTCGTAACATAATATTAAATTTTGTGGACATTATCGTATCTATTATATATACCATTGGACAAGTCCTAATGTTATGCTTAATAGTTAGTTACGTATGTATATTTTCAAAATTTTTTTATGTTGTGAACAATGTAATATTTGTACGCTACGGAGCTAATAGGCATTCTATGCAGCCGATTGCATAAAAAAATATATGATGATAAACATATTTTCATATATTAGTTGGTGTACCCATTAAAATAAAGTGTAACAACTATTGTTTTGTAATAAAATTTAGTGATTGCTTTTAATATATATCTAAATTCTTTTGTTTTGACCAATTCATTTATATTATTTGCTTGTGTTGATGTAAAAAATTTCCAGTACAAAAATAATGCTATTTTAAATAATGCCACTTCGCGATTTCTAAATTGAATACTATTAAATTTTCGGAATACATATCTGGAAAGATTATCATTATCGAATACACTACTTAATTTTTTGAGTAAATATTCCAATTTTTCCTCATTTGTTTGTACATTGACTGCTTCAAAATTATCGTAGTATGTTGCATAAATATGTTTATATGTTTCAAAATTGACTTGTAATTCCTTAATATGTTTTAATAGTAGTGGATCAAGTGTGATATTGGTAGTAGGATTAAATTGTAGCGAAACGTATTCTACTTTTGGCGGAATATGATAATGATTAATATTGTTGTGACTTAGATCAATTAAATTTAATTTTGGCATTTGCCCCAAAGATTTGATAATGTTATTATTAGCGATTATTTTTCTGAGCGATGGTTGATTTTTAATTTGCACCAATTTATTGTGTGCAATACTAACGGATATCAGACTTGGATATGTTGGCATAATTTCGATTTGGTTAAAATCTGCCATTAATATAACCAATTTTGGTAAATATGGAAGCTCTGTAATATAATTGTATTTAATATCTAATTCTATTATACTACTACCACCAGAAATATTATTTAATTTATTATTACTCGCATCTAAAAATTCTAATTTTGGGAAAAAATCTAAATTGATCGACCGCAAATTAGTATCATTTATGTATAAATGTTTACATTTGGGAAGATGAAAATTTATTTCGAATTTGGGATTGTATGAACAATCAAAATATTTAATTCCTGATCCGTCATATTGCTTGCATGATGTTATTTCATTACCAGCAATATTTATAAAAATTAGTTTTGGGTAAAATGGTATACTTGTCAAACGGTTCCATGAACAGGTTAATTGTTCTAAATTTGGTAAATATTTAGCGGGTGGTAGTTCTGTTAGATTATTATGATCCACAAATAATCTTTTGAGATAGGAAAATTGTGGATGAAGTTTTGGATTAAGATGCTTGAGTCTTTGGTAACCTAAATCCAAATATTCTCTTTCTTCATCATAATAAGTGGTATCAATATATTTATCAATACGATCTGGATAACAATGTGATCTGGCGCGCATATACTTGATATATTATATTAGAATACTAAAATATTATATTATACCTCAATAATTTAAAAAAATTTATTTAAGAATAAAAAAAATTGCTCTTAAATAATTGGTTTTTTTTTTTGATAATAAATATCTTCATTTTTTTTCCAGTTCAATCAATTTATTATACGATTCGTGTACATCAATTTGTAATTTTTTGAAAAATAAATCCAAAATAGTATTATAGGATTGCGTATCAATATCCCAAGTATTTAAATATATCATACTATGTATTCCTAATTTGACCTCCGGAAAACATTTAATTTCCGATAAGTTTGTTAAAATATGGACATACATTTTTCTCCTTTGTTCTTCACTAACAGAATTATTTACAAGCATAACTGGTTCATAATTTCCTTGAATATATGACATACCGCATATATTTTTGAACAAATTTAAAAAAGAATATTTATTGCCTTTTGTCCAATAAAGATAAATGTCCATTTTTGTTAAATCAAAAACTAATAAATTGATTTCAAAAATATTAACAATGGATTGAATCAGTTCATGAGAAATTTTACCCTCAGACAAGTTTTTTATTAATTCTTGATTGACTGCCTGAACTTTTTTGGTATTTTTGGTTTTATCGATTTGGAAGTTCCTCTTAATTTTATGACAAATAAAACCTTCTAGCATATTAAAATTTTTTATGTGATCATCAAGATTTAGTTTACAAATATCTGGACGAATTAGCATATTCAAACTATTAAGAAAAGAAATATTAACAATATTTAAATTTTTTTCCATGAGATTTTTAATACCAAAACGAATAAAATCTGGTGTCAAAAATGATTTAATTTTGTGAGGAAACATGGCATAATTTTGTGTTTCATATGGTGCCAATGGTATATATTCGGTTACCATATTAGCCATTAAATTAAATCCTTTTTGTTTATTTTTTTTTTGTTCAATTTCTTTATTATCTGTTTCTATGACAGTTGATAAAAAATTTTCATCGTCCATCAAATGACAAAAAATACTATGCAAATTGATATTATCCATTTAATGGTTAATTAATATATGTGGTACATATTTATATTAATACAAATATAAATTCAAATTTTTCGTTTAATTATTATTAATAGATGCAGGTAAAAATTTGAAAAATATAATACAATCCAAAAGATATTATTCAAATAATAAGACTAAATGCAGAATACATTAGCAAAGATAATATGGGTTTGATAATTTCCAAAATAAAAAAAAATAATAAGAAAAAATATACCAAAACAGTGGATGTGCCCAATACGATAACTACAACAGAATCAGAAAATATTGATTTTTATTACAGCACAACAATTGATCTAACACACAAAAATATTTTATCAAGCACTGAAAATGCTGAACTTGATTTTTCCGCAAATAGCAGTTACGGTAAAAAAATTTGAAATATTAAATGCGTAATTTGTCTATTTATTATGTTGAATTATTATTATCCTAAAAACATGGGTTGCAACTGTTCTACTGCGGATTTGGAACCGGAAGAAAAAAATAATAATGTAAATACAAATACCACACCGATTCCAAAAAATAATAACGTTCGAACAGAAAAAACAGATTATTTTTCGGATGTGGATTTAAATACATCAAATGGCAGCGATGATGATGACGGTGCGGCGCTCTAAACTATTTTAATATTATTGATAATAGTATTAAAAAATTAGCATGATTCTTCTTTCCTATTTGATCGTATTACTTTTTTTGTTATTTTTTGTTTTGGAGTATCGATTGATTTTTTTAATGCCAATGATTTTTTCTTGGCAGAAAATTTAAATTCTTCGTAATCATTATCATCATTTAAAACTTTTTTAAGATTTCTTTGTTTGAGAATATTTTTTTCATAGTTACTCAATTTATATGTGCGATCATTTTTACATATGCTACCATTAGGAATAATATCAACATCTACTTCTATTTGGTTGGCACGTTTTTTATTAATTTTTTGCAAAAACTTATTTATTTTTTCCAATGTGGCATCACTAACAGTGGACAAATTTAGGAAAACACCATTGGAATTTTGGGTATAAGAACTAACGGTATCATCCGTCAAAATCTCAAAAATTGCGACGTAGTCTTGGTCGTTCTTGAGATTTTCAATCAATTCAACAATATGCTTGCGGTCATCACGAGAATATTTTGATTTATTGCGAGCCATTATTCTATATATACAATATATTTTATATTACGTTTAGTAACAAATATATAAAATATTATTTTTATTAATTCGCCATATAAATTTTTGCCAGGTTATTTAAAAAAAATTGAATAATAATTGGTTGGGATGTTCTATTTATTAATATTTTTTAAATAACAAAAGATGTATCGTAAGATGCTAGATAAATTTTTATCATTTAATTTTGATAACTATGCTGATAACAAAGAATTTGATATGGATGAATCTATTAAAAAAACATTAGATACAACAAAAAAATTCCCAGATTTATATGGCTCGTTGGTTAGTTATATTTCAGGAAATTGTTATTATAATGGCAAACTTTCACATCAACATGAATTAAGCGACAAAGAAGTTGGTGAGACAAAAAATTTAAATGATTTAATTTCAAAAACAGAGCCAATTTCAAAACCATTACATTTATTTCATGGTTTTGAAGTAGGTATCAAATATGATGATCATAAATGGAAAATAGGTAATAAAATAATTTTTAATTTTCATTTATCAAAAACTCCAGCGTATTGGGTGGCTAGCAGATTTGGCGACCATTTTTCATGGTATATTCACAAGATTAAAAGCGGATTATTCACTAGTATTCCAGCGTGTTACAACATTGGTTATATTGCAGCTATTAAAACTATTTTTTTTCAAAAATATTTGTTTTGTATTTACAAGGAGATTAATAAATGGAAACACGTATCAACCGATATACGTTGTCCAAATGATTTATTGGTTATAGCAAATACCAATGCACGAAAAATTTTATTAATGAATGAAGAATTTGAATATTTGTCGCACACAAAAGAGATTTTTATTCTGGCCGATATTGTTTATAAATTTAGTTTGGTTCCACCATTTGTAAGAAAATTTTATATTATGGAAAGAACTGATGCCGATGCTGATGATTTAAAATTTGTAAGAAAATTTTAAATAATAAATTTAATCACAGTGATTAAATTTATTAACAATATAATATAGCCATATGGATAGACGGATAAATATTTATCGAAATCAATCCAGCAATAAAAAGCAAAATGATGATGATAGGCGAATCACAATCCAAAAAACACACAGTTCCACAAAAAAAAATAAATATGGACAAAAAAGAATCGTAACAGATATTTCGACTACTGAACAAAATCTAGCGGGATTAGATGATAGGCTAACAAAACCTTTATCCAAAAAAATAGAAATCGATATTTATACTGAAACAGATCCAGAATTAAGTTTTGGAAGCCCGGACGAGGAATATGATTTGGATAAAAAAATGTTAGAAGATCATACTTATCCATCACCTACTCAAGAAAATTTCCAGGAAGCAATCTATGTAAAACGAGATTTTAATATTCACGGTATACCACACCGAAATGAAATTAAACCGCAAGATAGAGTAGATGAATACCGGGAAACATGTAAACCAGAAGATTTCAAATTAACCGAATCCCAAACATTATTATCAAATTTTGTTAATCCTAATACTCCCTATCGTGGTGTATTAATATATTGGGGCACGGGTGTTGGTAAATCTTGTGCAGCAATAGCCAGTGCTGAAAAATTTAAGCCAATGGTGGAAAAATATGGTACGCGAATCCATGTATTAGTACCAGGACCACTTAATAAACAAAATTTTTTGTCAGAAATTATTAAATGTACAGGAGAAACATATCAAAAAGTATATCAGGATAAAACAATGTTTGTAGATGAAATAGAAAAAGCAAAAAATAGGAAAAATGCAACAAATATTATTAATCAGTATTACCGAATCATGTCATATCGTTCATTTTATAAAAAAGTATTGGGAGAAAAAATTCGCGAAAAAGTAGTAACTGGTAAAAAAGTTAGAATATCAAGTAGAAAAACAGAAAGTGGTGAATATGAACGTGATATATCAGTAGATCGTATTTATAATTTAAACAATACACTTTTGATTGTTGACGAAGCACATAATTTAACTGGAAATGAGTATGGTGATGCTGTAAAAAAGATAATAGAAACATCATTAAATTTGAGAATAATACTTTTATCTGCTACTCCTATGAAAAATTTGGCCGATGATATTGTAGAATTACTGAATTATTTGAGACCAATAAATGCCCCGATGGAACGCGATAAAATTTTCACCAGTCAACGTGGACACCAAATGGAATTTAAACCAGGTGGTAAAGATTATTTAAGAAAAATGTGCCGTGGATATGTTTCCTATTTGCGTGGTGCTGATCCTTTAACTTTTGCCGAAAGAATTGATGTTGGTGAAATTCCTCCTGGATTAAGTTTTACAAAAGTAACCAGATGTTATATGTTGCCTTTTCAATTAAAAACATATGAAACGGTAGTGGAAACACAGGAAGACAGCTTGGATAGAAGTTCGGAAGCGGTAGCTAATTTTGCTTTTCCTGCTTTACCAAAAGATAAAAATTCCAAAGGCATCGAAGGATATTACGGTATTGAAGGAATTAACGAAATTAGAAATCAGCTCAAAAATAATGCAGAAGCGCTAAATAAACGAATCGCTTCAACTATACTAGCGGAGTATGATATTAAAAATACTTCATCACTGATATATTTAACAGAAAATAATAAAATCATCAGTGGTGATATTTTTAACGAAAAATATTTGAAATATTTTTCAATAAAATTTTATACTGCACTTCGGATCATTAATGAAAATGTGTATGGTAAAAGAGGAACCGGTTTGATGTTTGTTTATTCTAATTTGGTTAAAGTTGGTATTGAAGTTTTTCAAGAGGTACTCCAAAAAAATGGTTATTTAGAATACCAAGAAAATACAAACAGTTATAGTATCAAAAATAATACAAGATGCTATTTTTGTGAATATACTTACGGTGACCATAATGTATTACCAAATGATATTCCAAAACACGAGTTTTATCCGGCAACATATATTTCAGTAACAGGTAAAACAGATGAAAATGTTGAACAAATACCAGAAGAAAAACACAGAATTTTGAAAAATGTATTCAACAACGTAGAAAATAAAGATGGAAAATACATTAAATTGGTAATTGGTTCAAAAGTGATGAATGAGGGTATAACACTTTATAATATTAAAGAAATTCACGTTCTGGATGTTCATTATAACTTGGGAAAGGTAGATCAGGTTATTGGTCGAGGTATCCGTTTTTGTACACATTACGATATTATCAATTATGAAAATCCATATCCCACGGTAGAAGTTCATAAATATGTTGTTTCTATTAAGAATGGTTTGTCAACCAATGAACAACTTTATAAAAAAGCTGAACTCAAATATAAATTAATCAAGGAAACAGAAAGAATTTTGCATGAAGAAGCAATAGATTGCCCACTTAATCATAGCGGAAATATTTTTCCAGAAGAACTCAAGAGATATGGAAATTGTGGTAGCAAAGAAAATCCATGTCCAGCTATTTGTGGGTATATGCCATGTGAATTCAAATGTGGAGACAAATTATTAAATGAAAAATATTATGATCCAGAAAGAAAAATTTATCGCAAAGTTGCTAAATCTGATCTCGATTATTCCACATATAATAATTCTTTAGCAAGTGAGGAAATTGAGTATGCAAAATCAAAAATTAAAGAAATGTATCATCTGGACGACATTTATACTTTAAAGGATATACTTAAGTATGTTAAAAAATCTTATCCGGTTGATAAACGTGAAATGTTTGATGATTATTATGTATATCAAGCATTAGATGAATTAATACCAATAACTGGTAATGATTTTAACAATTTTCATGATACTATTACTAATAAAGTTAACAGACCAGGATATTTAATATATCGTAACAGATATTATATATTCCAACCATTTGATGAAAATGAAGAATTACCAATGTATTACCGAAGAAATTATCGTCCACCAATTATTAATAGATTGGGTTTAAAGGATTACATACACAATACAAAGGAATACAAATCTTATAAAGAAACACACCAAGGAGATCGTGATCCAGATGATTTAGAACCGATATTTGCGATTAAAGCATACGATTTTGATTCTGTTCTGGAATATTATGATAGCCGTGAAGAATTTGATTATGTTGGTATTATTGATCAAGAATCAACTAGAAAGAAAGTAAGAAAACCTGACGAAATTAACGATGAATTTAAAATTAGACAAAGACGTCCAAAAATATTATCAAAGAAGAGGGAAACCGGTGTGCCATCATTCAAAGGTGCTGTTTGTAAAACATCCAAGGATAAACAATTTTTACTTAATATTGCGGAAAAACTTAACCTTGTCATCGGAGATACAAATGTACGAACAGATATTTGTGATACTATTCGGGACAAATTATTTGACCTCGAAAAATATTCTACCACTGAAGATGGTAATAAAATGACTTACCTGATTATTCCGTACAATCACCGCACGATAAATTTTCCGTTAAATAGTCAGGACCGATGCAAGTACATTTTGAATGATATCCAATACGAGACAAGAACAACGATAGATCCAAAGATCAATGTAATACCCCTCAAAAAAGGCCGTTTCGATGATATTAAGTATGTCAAATATGAGATAGAATTTGATAAATCCATGGATAAATTCAAAGATATAATGGAATTACATGGTGCCGAAAAGAAAGGAGGTAAATGGATTATCGTCGTGGAATAATTTGTTATAATAAAAATTTATACTTCAACTATTTTTATTCTATTGCCACTAAAAAATTGATCTTTTGATATCTTGTGTACATTATTTTATATTTAAAATACCCAAAAATATTTATGTTTAGAATAAATGCATACTGATTTTAAAGAATCTTTTATTTGTCCAATTTCCGGCCAAATTTTTAAACAACCAGTTTTAGCACAAGATGGTTATTTTTATGAAAAAATGCAAATCAAAAAATGGTTTAAAAATCATAATACTAGTCCAATGACAAATTCTGAAATTACCACAAAACTGCAAGAATGTTTTATATTCAATTCGATGCTGGAAAAATTTTTGGAACACAATCCTATTGAACGATCCAACCAATACAACGAATATAAAAATCATTTGGAACATACCGAAAAAGTTAACAAACTTATCAAACATAATGAATTGGATAAACTTTTTAAATATAATAATTTTATTGTGTCAGAATTATTTGCTAATGCTACTCTTTTAATAAATTTATTAACGAATGGCAATAATAGTATTATTAAATATTTTATCGATAATTGTTTAGATTTAAATTCGGTAACAAACAATGGTTGGAATATTCTCCATTTCGTTATCAAACATTGTGATTTGGAAATCATTAAATACGTTATTGGTAAGGATATTGATCCGGAATCTGAAACAAAAAAAGGTTGGCGTGCTATTCATATTGCATGTAAATATTCCGATCATGAGATTATTGAATATTTTTTAGATCTCAATATAAATTTGGAATCCGAAACAAAAAATGGCTGGAGACCTATACATTTGTTATGTTATGATGAAAACAGTACAATTATCCAATATTTGCTTTCAAAAAATATTAACATGTATTCAAAAATTCGTAAGCATCATGGTAGGGATGTCAATTATGGCATTAAAGAATTGATTATTATTAATGACAATATGGATCTGATCGAAAAAGTAAAATTAATAGAATTAATTATTGACACAGAACGTGCTAATCATACCTTTATTAATGCTTCTATAGCAACATCACCACCGCCGCCAATTTCATTAAATAATAAAACAAATGATACAGCTTGCGACAGTAGTATAAAAATAATAGATGATGTAACTGATGCGATTAATCAAAAAGAGAATTTATTATTAACTTTTAATCCATAAAATTGAAAAATATTTTCATGTAATTAAAAATCATATCAATATAAAAATTATTACTACTATATATCATAACAATGGCACAAATTAGTCTATATTATCGAACACAGTTGGAAACAAAGGTATCATTATTGGCGGAACAAGTGGATGGAAACATGGACGAACATTTATTGGATAATCTCCGGGCAAAGATAGAGGGAAGATCTATTGATAACGGTATTGTTCTTAAAATAAACAGATTAATTAGTTATGACTATGGCATTATTGATAAATCCAATTTCATGGGAACAACTGTTTTTCCAGTAAAATATGAATGTTTTATTTGTTCACCAACCAAAGATTTAGAAATAATTTGTGTTTTAGAAAATATTGTCAAAGGATATCTAATAGCAAAAAATGGTCCAGTTACCGTAGCCATCCAGTTTAATAATATTGATACCCAAAAATTCGAAATCAGTGGTAACACAATTATTGTTTCAAAAACAAAAACACCAATACAAAAGGGGGAGTATCTAAAAGTTTCAATTATAAGTATAAATAATAATTTGGGAGAAAAAAGCATTGTCGCAATGTGCAAACTATTAAATTTGGCTAATAAAGATGAAATTAAATCATTTGATGAAGACCAGGTGATGGCAACAAATGGTAATGCGAATGACAACAAAGAATTTATCTAATTATTCGAATAAATATTTAAATATATCAAAACTAATTATTCAATTTTTCAAGTTTGAACTTAAAAAATTAAATATAATATTACATTAATTCGCAAAAACAATGGAATATGAATCTAATTTTCGCAAAAAAAATTTATGCGCGAATTGTGGCAAACCAGGACATGAATTTCGGGCTTGTCATGAACCGATCACAAGTTATGGCATAATAAATATTGATATTATGGATGATATTAATGAAACTCTCATCCTTAAAGATAAATTTAGTACTACCAAAAATACATACTATAAAATAGTATCTACAAAATATCCAAGTATTAAATGTTATATTTCTGACAACATCAAATTATTTGATGAAGAGAATGATATTTATAAACTAGACAATGAGACCATACCGTATAATGAAGAAGATCAAATCCAAAAATTTTGTTACTACAAAAATAAAATTTTATTTATGATGGTTAGTAGAAAATTTTCATTAGGATTTATTGAATTTATTCGTGGTAAATATGAGGTTTCTGATACCAAAACAATTATTAATTTATTTGAACAAATGTATGAAGATGAAATTAAATACATTAGAAAAAATCATTATGATAACATACTGTATCATTTTTTGAATCGAAATAATGAACCAAAAGAAATAGTTCTTAATCGAATTTATGAAGGCCGTTATTCCAATGAATACTGTGAAGCAAAAATTAAATTTAATATGCTTTTGAATCCATTAGATGATGAAAATAATGACATACCATTAGACCTTGATTTTTATACTAAATATATTAAACCAAGATGGAGAAAACCAGAATGGGGCTTTCCAAAAGGAAGACGTGATAAACGATCTGAAGAAAATTTATCATGTGCCTGCAGAGAATTTGAAGAGGAAACTGGTTATGGCAAAAATAATTACAATATACTAAATAAAATTGAACCAATCGAAGAAAGATTAATTGGTACAAATGGTATTAATTATAAACATATTTATTATTTGGCTATCAATAATTATGACAGAGATAATATCCTGGTCGATTATGATACTTATGAAATTGGTGATATCAAATGGTTTACCTATGATGAAGCAATGGCCAATATTCGCCCATATCATATTGAAAAAAAGAAAATTTTGACACGAGTTTATTTATTCATACTAAATTATTTAATTAATAATGCACAGGATATTTAATAAGTTGTATTATTTATGAAAATTATGTTGATTGTATTAGATATAATCAACATGATACCAATAAATAAAATGTATTGTATAAATTTGCACAATCGAAATGATAGAATGGAAGCAAGTAAAAAAATATTCGATAAATACAATTTATTTGTGAAATTTTATCGTGTCAACAAAGATATCGATGATCCAGTTAGAGGATGTTTTAATTCGCATACCGCAATAATAAAAAAAGCTTATGAAAAAAAATTTGATAATGTACTAATTTTTGAAGATGATATTGTTTGTTATTTGGATAAAAATGAATTTGATAATATTATACAAAATGTGTATAATTTTATACAAACACATGATTATGATATATTTTTTCTTGGTTCAAGTCCAGATATTTATAACGGAAGCGCAAAAAAAATAACCAATAATATCTATCAAGTTAATGCTTTTAATACACACGCTTACATATTATCAAAATCAGGAATTGAAAAATATAAAGATTTGGCATATTATAATATACCCATCGATGAAATATATAGCAAGTCCAACAAAACATATGCATTTGTTCCATCTATTTTTAACCAGAATGAAAGCGAAAGTGATTTATCGAAAGCCAATTATTTCGGCTTCAAAGAATACTTACAAATTTTTAGGGATAAATATATTATTTATGTAAATAAACCAATTGCTACTGTCATAAAAATTATAATTATTGGATCAATTATATTGTACATTGTAACTCGAAATAAAATATTCATTATCTTACCAATATTATACTTGCTTGTATGTATATATAGGTGTTGATTAAAATAAAAAATATTTTATTGATTTATAAATGAAAAATATATTTTGGGTTGTTATAATTTTATTTTTATTTTTATTAGTTGTATATTATTTTTTATTTAATAGAAAATTATATTCATCGCCAAATATTATTAGGGAAAATCAGCATATTACAACAGATAAATTAATGATTGTCGCGCATCCGGATGATGAACTAATTTTTGGTGGAAAAGAATTAATACAAGAAAAAGGATGGAAAGTAGTATGTGTTACAAATGGGTCAGCAAAATCGAAATGTATTTTCTCTATCTATTCTGCTAATACTCGAAAAACTGAATTTATGTCAGTAATGGATGCACTTGATTGCCAATATGAAATTTGGGATTATGAGGATTATGGATTCAATGCTAATTGGAACGAAAAATTGTTATTAGAAAATTTACAACGAGTTATTAATGAAAAAAATTATAAAAAGATTGTAACACATAATTTAAATGGTGAATACGGTCATGTTCAGCATAAAAAAATATCCGAATTGGTTCACACTCTCAAACCAAATAATTTGTATGTTTTCGGGTATAAAAATAAATTAGGCCATGATTCTGACAAAAAAAATTGTGCAAATGATTATGTGTGTAAACTAAATGAATTATTAAAATTATATACGAGCCAAAAAAATACTGTTGGTAAATATTATACAAATATTTTACAACAGTCGATCTGCAAAGTTAATTTTTAATATTTATTTGAATTATAATGATACCAAAAATAATTCATCAAATATGGATACAAGGTTATGAAAATATTCCACCCAAACAAAAAATATATCATGATTGGTGCAAAATAATTAATAATGATTTTGAACATATTTTATGGGATGAAATTAAAATTAAAAAATTATTAATGGATCATTTTGGTAAAAATTATGTTGATTTGTACGATAAATATACTATTTATGTACAAAAATCAGATTTTGCCAGATATGCTATACTAGACATTTATGGTGGAATTTATTTAGATATGGATATGGTATGTCGAAAAAATATGAGTCCATTTCTTCAATATGATTTTTTTTGTACAACCGATACAGTATCTATTTTTATTAAAAGATATTTGAATGGTATACTTGGTACAAAACCGAAACATCCAATTTTCCAATACATTTTTAAAAATATTTTTAATAGACAAGCCAATATTAACAAAAATTTATATGTTGGACATACAACCGGAACAAAATTACTGTATGATTCCATTTCAGAATACCAAAAAACAACCAGAAATAATGATTTTTCGATTATAGATAGAAAATATTTGCATCCATGTGGTCCATTTAATCGTGAAACGTGTCCTTATACCTGTGAAGATTGTTTTGTGGCACAAGCCAGCGCTTCGGATAGTTCATGGGCACCATCTTCCATAAAAATACTTAATAAATATCTTAGAAATATTATTTTTATTATTGTGTTAATTTGTTTGTTACTCTTTTTTTGTTATGGTATTCACAGAAAATAAATATTTCATTTCCGATATACACGAATTTAAAATTATATTGATTATGTATTATAATATAAATGTCCATAGCTGAATATTATTGTATTAATTTATATGAAAGAAATGATAGAATGATGGATGCAAAACAAATTTTTAACAAATATAATTTACCCGTAAATTTTTACAGGGTTCACAAAGATAAAGAAGATGGCAGGAGAGGATGTTTTACATCACATATTAACATTATTAAAAAAGCTCATGATAAAAATTTAGATAATGTTTTAATTTTTGAGGATGATATTAAATGTTCTTTGGATAAGCAAGGTTTTTATAAAAAAATGCAAACAGTTTATGATTTTACCAATAAATATGATTATGATATATTTTTTTTGGGATCCATTCCTGATATTTATAAAAAATCTACCAAAAAAATATCCGAAAATATTTATAAGGTCAATGCATATTGTACACATGCATATATATTATCCAGATCCGGTATTAATAAATATAAGAATTTATCTTTTGATAAAGAACGTACGTCAATTGATTATATATATCGAGAATCTGATAAATCGTACGCCATTTATCCATCTATTTTTTTTCAAAACGAAAGTAAAAGTGATATCGCACCATCATGGTTTAGTTTTTTTGGTTCAAAAGAAATTATTGCAAAATTACGCGAACAATATGCCGCACATATAAATATACCATTGGTACTACATTTTCAAATAATAATAATTGGATCGGCATTATTGTACATGATAACCGGAAAAATGATATTTTTACTAATACCAATTATTTACATATGTTACCAAATATTCAAGTATTAATAAAAACTAATAATGTTATATAATACAGCGTAATAATTTACCCAATAAAATATGGCTATACATATATCAATATATGACAATTCCGAAAATTATACACCAAGTATGGTTACAGGGCCATGATAAGATTCCAACAAATTTAAAAATATATCATGACGGATGTAAAAATATTAATGATAATTTTGAATCAATATTTTGGGACGAAGTAAAAATTAAAAAATTTTTACTTGAACATTTTGGACAAAAATATGTTGACACCTTTAATTTGTTTCCTGTTTTTGCCCAAAAAACAGATTTTGCTAGATATGCTATACTATATATTCATGGTGGCATATATTTGGACATGGACACATTATGCAGAAAAAATTTATCACCATTTTTAGGTTTAACTTTTTTTACTACTATTGCTGGTGATGGTTTTTATGAAATATACAAAAGATACCACAATGCTATTATTGGTACTGTCCCAAAACATCCATTATTTAAAATAATATTAAAAAATATTTTTGATAGGTTGGTATATTTGAATAATGTAACATATTCTACTGGTACCCGTTTATTTTATGATTCGGTAAAAGAATATCGACAAACATATAAGGATGATATTACTATTGTTGATCCAAAATATTTACATCCATGCGGTATTTTTAATAATGAATTATGTCCATTTACATGCGACGATTGTTATGTTTCGCATATAAACTATTCATCATGGTCCCCAGTTAGCAAATCCTTCCAATCCATAGTTAAAAATTTTGTTTTAATACTAATTATTATTGTTTTTATTATTATCGGTTGGGTCTGCTATCGAAAATTTAAAAAGTCCTGAATATTTAACCAATTCTAAATTAGTAAAAAAGGTTTTTGCTATTAAATGTGGCCAAAACAATTTAGCCGGATACTCTTTAACAATACCGCAATCGTACAGTAAATTATATAAAAATTCAGTACAGGTCATTTTTTTTCGACTAAATTTTTCGCCATAATATTTTGCAATACGATGTGAAAAACCTTCATCCATGATAGCCAAAAACGCGGTTTTGTATCCTTCCTGGAAGATTATATTTTTGTATTTTTTTAAATTTTTTATGACTAAATGATTTGGTAATTCTTTTGAAATAAATTTAACAGCATAAGTTCCGTTATATTCTTTGTAATATTCTTGTAATAATGTATCAATTTCAATAATTCTGATACCACCTTCACCACACTTATTTAATTTTTGGGCTGATTCATTACCACATTGATCTTGGCCACAACATTCTATAATATAAATATTATCGTCTTTTTTGAAAACCAATCCAGCATGACCATAAATAGAATCAAATGTTTTTGTCCGCAATCCATACATTATTCTTTCGGATAATGATCCAATTTTATTACAAGAAAAAAGAATAATATCACCAGTTCTGAGATTAGGTTTAATGTTATTGTATCTGTATATTGGTGCACCATCAATTTCATCCATTAGTATCAATACATAAAATAGAATAACAACCAAAATAAGACCAATTATTGTCCAAAATAGTCTTGATGTCATTAATAATTATATATAACTATCATAAAAATGATTTAAATTCGAACCAAAAAATTGTGTTTAAAAAAAGTATCCAATAAAAAATTTTTTAGTGCGCAAAAATAAAAAATCCAATTTATTTTGCCAATATAAATTCCCGCGCGGAAAATATATGCCACAATGGTGGCATGTATTGTATGCTGTATCTATT